GCTGCTGGTCGGTGGTGTCGGTGGGGGTGTGGACCATCGAGGGCGCGCGGCGGCGCCTGGTGCCTCCCTGCTGCTGGTCGGTGGTGTCGGTGGGGGTGTGGACCATCGAGGGCGCGCGGCGGCGGCTGGTGCCTCCTCGCTGCTGGTCGGTGGCATATATGCAGCCGCCAGCCCAGGCGGGCACGCCACGAGGCTCCACAGTGCGGCGGACAGTCTCATTTCTGAATCAAAATTTCGAGGTAGAGTTGACGGATGTAATTGCTTTGATTATCAATTATTTAGGTGTCCCTTTTGGGATGGGTTTCACAAAATGAATTACCAGTTAAAGCGTTGATTATTAGCTATTTATAGGGGTGAATATTTAATTCCGGCAAGGAACACAATCTGTTTTTATCAGCTATTACAACAACGGAGGCACAGGCCGAAGACACAAATAGTTAAAAACGACACCATTATATGCAAAATAAATATATACGTTGATTATTTTTCGTAAAACGTTTGCAAAATACAAATATATCAATTAACTTTGCAACTAAAAATAACACTATTATGTATACGAGAACGAAAATCGACATCCGTCGCGCCATAACAGAGCGTGGTTACACTATTACGTCTTTCTGTCAGAAGTTCGACCTAAAGACGCAGAACATCATTCAGAATTATATCAAGGGTAATCCTTCAATTAAGCGTTTGGAAGACCTTTGTGAGAAACTGGAATGTGACATCACCGACCTATTCTATCCAATAGAAGATCCGGACAATACAGAAAACAACAACCCTTCACTCAACGAAGAAAAAAAGGAGACAGAAAATAATACACAAGAACACTCACAACTCACTATCAATACCACCACCTTCTGCCCTCATTGTGGTGCAAAGGTTCGTGTCGGCGTAGTGCTGCTGCCCGAAGAATAGCCTTCGACCAACCCTACATCTATTATTTCAAAATCAGAAAACTACGAAAGGACTAACGTATAAAAATATTAATGTATGAAAAAAATCTTTAGAATGCTGCTGTTGACGATGATGACAGCAGCATGTGTGAGTGTGAGCAGTTGCAGCAGCGACGACAACGAGGAACCGGAGTATGTGCCGGTGGAGTCAACTTTTTCAAAACTTCTCAAGGAAAAGCCAGTACACCATTTGTCTTACTCCCAAAACTACGGCAAGGGGTACTTTGCCCTCTATAGCGACCCGATGATGGGCAATTACAAGACCGACTACTACGTTGTATGTTTTTCGGTCTACAATGCCCCTGCTGACGATATGTATGACGGTCGTTACGAGGTGGAGCAAGCGGACGGCTCGTTATGGGGGTGGAAAGAGCAGTGGCAACCCGAATACAAGAAGAACGAACTAAGCACATGGGACAACAATCAGCCCGTAAAAGGTGCCTGGGTAGAGATAAGGACTCTTGATAAAGGCGACGAATATGGGAAAAAGACGTTTCGCGTGAAGCTACACGTTGACGAAATGACGGAAAAGAACGGAGACTATGCTCGCAATATCAATATATCGTTTACAGGCCGCGACACGGGTCCTATGTTAGTGAACTAAAATCAGCAAAATCCGATGTAAAAACAAAAAAATATTGTACCTTTGCAGTCACGAATATGGCTCTTAGCCATACTTCTGTAAAGTATAACAAAAGTTGGGCCGCTTCTGTCTGCGAGGATGGAAGCGGTTTTTGATTTAGTCCTTTTACTTTTGCTGTCAACAAGAAGACGGCGTAACCACCACAAGCAGGAGCACGTGCAGCATAGAGCCGATGACAATAGTAAAGCCGTAGCGGCAAATGTCATCCCACTCGATGCCCGGTAGCTTGTATCGCTTCCATTGATACACCTCACGCAGTGCCATTACGGGCAGTGCGAGAACGCCTACGAATATAGACGCGATAAACCATCCGATTGCGCCTTGTCGGTTTCGCTTGTTCTCGTCGTAGCCTTCATCTACCATATCGAGCTGCGCTGCCTTGTAGAAAATAAAGAGCGTTGTCGCTCCCAAAATGATGCAGTTCAGTAGCATCAGAATTTTCATTATATCCATCTGCACCTCCTTATTCTATTGTTATCCAAATCTGTTCTCCTCTTTCGTCAGCCGCTTTCAGCATGGCGTACACTTTACGGAACGTCGCCGTTGAGTTCAGCACCTTGCCCTTCTCCTTATTCTCACCGACAAGGATGCAGCCCTCCGTGTCCTTCGCGGTGTTGCCGCAGTGAATAAGTACGCCTTGGTAGCCAGGTGTATTGCACAACCTTGGTAGTCGGCCCTTGCAGAACTGATACTGCGCCCGACCTCCGAAGCGAGGTGATACCGTCTTCATATCGACGAGGTATCTGCCCGTAGGTATGGCGGTTTCGCCTTTGATTTTAACTCCGCATATCTGCGCAACTGACATATTAGATGTCAGTCCTCTGTCCTTGTCTTCGAGCGTGTCGCATACGTATGCGCCGTTGACGTACATCTTACCGATGGTGTACGCCTCCTTTCTTGCTATTCGTTTTACCTTTATTTCCATGTTTATAGATTTAAATGAATAATGTTAATACGATGTTGAGTATTGCGCAGCACTCGACGATGAACAGCCAGTACGGACGTTTCCAGACGCAGAGCACAGCAGCGAGTACGGCAAACAGCACCGTAGGCAGAGCGTTGATGCTGCACGCCCACGCCACGCTTGCTATTGCCGACGTGATAGCTCCGCACTTGTGTATCGTGCGCTGACTCTCGTCGAGGTACGCAGGAGCTGCGCCCACAAAAATGATGCCCACGCAGGTGAGAAACGCCATACACTCCAAGCCGCCCTTTGAAAGCATAAGCGGCAGGAACGATGCGCCGAGCGTCGCCATGAGCGCAGGAAAGAGCCAGTCTTTATCTGCAAGGTAGTACACCTCCGAGAGCATGGTCGGCACTCGTTTTACCACGCAGCAGCTGAAAACGTACAGCGCAAGAGCGATGAGTATAATAATAGCTAATGTCATCATGCTACACCTCCATCTTTAACTGCGCAGGATAACCTGCCGTGATGTCGTACTTCTCAACCTCCTCGATGCTCGCCAGCTCGCTCACTGCCTTCTTGTGTGCCGCCGTCACGTTAAAGCACTCGTATGCGTAGTTCTCGATGCTACGCATGAGCATTTCAGCTTGTGCGCACGGCATCGTGAAAGACATACCTTTCATCCATATTGAGATGTTTTCCTCGCCCAACGCTACCTTGTCGGCGATATTCTGACGCAAGCCCATGCGCTTATCGACATTCGGAGATGATGGGTCGTCTTTGCTCCACGGAATAAGCATACCGTTCAGGTAAAAGCCGTTGACGGCAGAAGATTTGTCGTAAGCGTCTATCTCTGCCAATAGCATCCCCTTCGCTTCTTCGATCGTCTTGCCCTCGTACTTCTTTTTGTTCTCGGCTCTGAGGTAGTCGCTGTATGCAACCACCTCATAATCATGCAACTCCGCGTCTTTGGCGCAGTATATCTCACTCGTATAAGTGTCGCTGCCTTTAAGTATAAAACCCTTGTCTGCCGACACCTTCACGCAGCCGTTTTTCACCTCCGTAACGGTTACGTTACCTTTCTGTTTCAGTTCTTCTATCTTCATGTTCTTATGCTATTATATATCCCTTTGCGGTCAACTGAGCAATTCCGTCTTCTCCAAGTACTGCCTTTGTATTGGCATGAAGTTTGATGGTGATAACTCCAAGACCATTTGCTTTGCGGTCATAGAGAGTAAGAAGAGATTTTACACTGTTATCTCGCCATCCCACGAACTCTGAAAAATCAAGTGTTCCGACAGAATCCTTCATACGCCCAAAGTCTTCACCAACAGTCAATGATTGAATTGGACAATATTTTAAAAAGCCATTCATTGTTGTAACACTTTGTGTATTCACACCACTAAGATTAATCTTTTTGAGAGGAGTTAAATACAAAATTTGCGACATATCTGTAACATTACGTGTATCAAGACCGCTCAGGTCAATCTCTGTAATAGCAGTATTTGCAAGGAATTGCGACATATCTGTAACATTACGTGTATCAAGACCGCTCAGGTCAATCTCTGTAATAGCAGTATTTGCAAGGAATTGCGACATATCTGTAACTTTATTTGAATTAACATTCTCAATATTGAGATGTTTCAGCTTAGTCATAATCCAACAGAAAGCTCTCAGGCTATTTACATTATCAAATGTAAAACCTTTTAGATTAAGTGTCGTCATGCCGATATTTGCCCATACTGGATCGGGAGATTCTGCCCATTTACCGAATACTGCTTTAGGTAGAGCAATCATAGGAACAGTCTCATTGAAATGAAAATCACACAGGTATATACATTGTGGGTTTGGAGATGGAGAGCCGTCAGGTAATGTAGCTTTAAATGAGAAAGACTTAATGTCTTTAAATGTGTAACTTTTATACGGTTCCAGTAGTATATCCTTTTCGTCTATTACAATTACAATACTCTTTTTCGACCTTATTTCTACCCACATCTTTGGTATCTTTGCGCTCACCTCATCCACCTTTTTGTTTATCTTTGCTAACTGTGAACACATATTAGCAGTACTTCCATCACGTACAACCTTCATTGCAAGATTGGCAGAATCTATCTTGTAAGATACCACAATCTTGATAGCCGATGCCGTGGTGAAGTTCGACACAAAGCGACAATATCCGTCCTCGGGCAGCTCTGCGTTCGCATTGAGGATAGTCATAGGCTGATACGCTCCGACCGTAGTGGTATAGACACTTGGCAAGGATGTTACGTTATTTCCGTCTTGGTCTGTAATGGTCGTGATTGATGATGAATAGTCGTATGTATAGATGTAGGTCTTGCCGTTGTATGTAGCCTTTGCGGTCAGCACACGTCCGCTCCCGTCATACATATAGGCATAGTCAATGGCTCGTGTTTCCAGCTTGTCGATGTACTCTGCAAACACGCACACGTCAGACGATGTTTCACCAGGATTAAAGAGATAGATATTTCCCAACTCCGCAGTGAACTCCGCAATCGCCCAACCATTCTTTGATACCATCACTCCGTCAGCGGATATAGCCACATTGTTCTGCTTTGCCGTCAGCGTGATATTCGGTCGGTCTGAATATGCGCCCATGCTCTCCTTGATACGGGTAACATCTGCCTTCGTCTCACTCGCCTCTGCCTGATCCATCAGTTCGAGAGTCTTCACCTCACCCGTCCTGTCCGTCACTGTCAGCACGTTGCCGTTAAGCTCGGCGTTCACTCTCTCCGCTTCTGCCGCTTTGCTGTCCGCGTTGTTACCTGCTTCTGTTGCCACGGCCGCTGCGTCAGTGGCGACTTTTGCCGCAGAAGACGTGCTGGATATTGCTTCGGACACACGTTTTTCGCGCTCGGCATCAGCTTTTTCTCGCTCAGCTTCTGCGTTCTGACGAGTTGCTTCCGCAGTTTCTCTCGCTGTTTCTTGGCGTACACGCTCGGTTTCAGCCCCCTGGCGCATGTTCTCGTTCTGCTTGCGTGCAGCTTCCGCTTCGGCACGCTGATTCTCGGCTTCCGCACGCTGTGCTTCCGCTGCGTTCGCTTTCTCGGTAGCGGTGTTCGCCGCACTTGCTGCGGTATTCGCCTCGCTGACAGCAGTATCAACGTTTGCTGAAAGCTCAGTAAAAGTAGTTGTTCTCTGCTTTTCCGCTGCTACACGGGCGGTTTCGTTCGTCGTGCGTGTCTTTTCAGCTTCGACACGTTCGCTCTCGGCATTGGCACGCTGCGCCTCGGCTGTCTTTCGCGCATCCTCGTTGCTCACGCGCTCGACCTCTGCTGCTTGGCGAACCTCCTCACTCTCACTGCGCTTATTTTCTGCTGACACGCGAGCGACTTCTGCCGACGCACGCTGCTGTTCAGCCTCCGTACGCTCGCTCTCGTTAGCCTTGAGTGTAGCGTCCGTTTGCTTTGCCGTTTCAAGCGCCGTGTTCGCATCGGTTATGAGCTGCGTCAGTTCAGCCGTCGGAGGCAGGATTACAAGCGCCGTGTTCATCTCCACCGAGTCCTCACCCTCGATAAGCTCGCCGTTGAACGCCGTATCGCCCGAAGCGTTGTTGTCCACAATTGCAAACTGCTCGTACTCGTTCGAGCGCCAGTCGTTGCCGAAGATTTTGCCTCGAACTTCGAGGGCGTATGTGCCCACTGATACAGCGTCGCCTTCCACACGCGCATTGATGATATTATCATCCGTCGTGTCGATAGTGTAGCTCAGAGCCACACGCCGATACTGGTTCACGATGTTCACAACGATGTCCGTGCAGGCAGGCAGCGGAAAAGCCACCTGCTCGCCATTGACTATCTTGCGCACTGGTATGCGCAGAGTAAAGTCATTACCTCTAACTATTTTCTTCATATCTTATTCTTTTGGTTGTTCTTCTTCTGTTATTGCCGACTCGTCAACAGTGGGTTCTGCCAGTTGCTCCGTTGTCGCATCAGATTGTTCGTTTTTAGTGTCAAAAAAACGCCTAACGCTGCCGTTCCATGATATACGACAGTATTTAGAACCTGTAAGATAGCAGGTTACTATCGCACCATATCCCCTGATAAAATACTTATCTTGTGTGGGGAAATCGAGCTGCGTATATCCGATTAAAGTCATTTCTGCATCGCTATTATTGACAACAATTATGGTCTGTCCGATGTACGCCAGAGCCTCGTAGACCGTCTTCGTGCTCAGACTGCCCCAGTATTGTTCTTGAGGCATATAGAAAGGTGGAACAATAACAATATCAGTATTGAACATGGCTTTTATGTCCCCCGAAAACATCACAAAGCAACCTGTCTTCTCAAAGTCAATCTGAATATGTCCGAGAGCCAGTGCCGGCACGTCTGTAACGTACTCCTTTAGATTTTCAGGGGTAATCTCCGTCATCTTTTTGCGGATAAGTCCCGAGAACACGCCAGCGCCAACCTCCAGCAAGCCGTCCTTGTTCACGCTTGCCGTTGTCTCGCCGCTATTGTTCTTGACCATGAACTTGTTAGCCGTCGCCGTGATGGTGTCGTCTTCGAGGTCGATGCCTGCTCTTTTCAGACCCGATTCCAGTTTGCCAGCCTCCGTCTTGTCGTAGGGCGATAAGCTCCAGCCGCCGTATTCCGTTCCCTCCATTATCATCGGTCGGCACACGTCGATAGCACCATTTCTGCGCACGGCAATCTCAAGCAACAGCTTCGTGCAGCCGTCGGGCACGGTAAACGTCGCAGTAAAGAGATGCCAGTCGCCTAAACCTGCATAGATATTGCTCGACTTGACAACAGCACCTTCCGTACCGCCGTCAAAGCGCTTGATAGTGTAATAGAAGCCGTAATCCGAGAGACTGATGTTTCTTACCCACACGCTAAATACGTACGTCTTGCCAGCTGACACACGCACATCCTTAAAGTACAGACCTGTGTATGTGTTCGCCGTAGCGCCCGACGCACTGAACGTTGCGTAGTTTGAGCCGCCGACGCCGCCACCGCTTGTTATCTCTACCTTTTGCGAGTGCGCCGCCGCTATCTTTGTGATTTCATCCCACGGACGTAGCGCAGAACCTACAACGCAGTTCTTCAAATTTGTGGTCGTTTCAACCTGTAGAGAGATTTTGTCCGTTGTCTGCTCTATCTTCGATACCTTATTCTCAGTATTCGTCTGCTTCTGTGCAAGTGAAGTGATACTCTCGGCGTTCTGCGTTAGAGTAGTGTTTATCTTGCCTATCTGCCCATCTACCTCCTGCTTGTTCGCAGACACCGTAGAACTCAGTCCGTCAACGTTTGCCACAATCTCCGCAAGCGTCATTTCCTTTGTTGTGCTGCCGTCCTTCACCTTTAGCTTGAACATTGACGCAAGCGCATAAATCTCGTCGCGTGACACCACGAATATCTCCTTGCCGTCGAGCGTATAGTCGTTCACGCCCTTGTACAGCTTGATGGACGGAGAGTCGGAGCCGTAAGCTGAGAGATACAACACCGACTGACGCGCCACATCGGTTGTATTACCCATCTGAACAAGCTCGTCACCCACTTCGGGCTGCGAATCGCCGTAGCTACCACCCGACAAGGCGAGAATGTCGATGTAGTCCGTGCCTACCAGCATCACTCTGCGCCAATAATATTTGTTCTTTGCGTTCGCCGTCGTGCCCTCCTTGATGTTGAAGGTTTGACAGCGCACAAGGTCGTTGACAGCAAACGGGTTCGTTATCTCCTCGTCGCCTCGCTTAGTCAGGAACGAACAACGGTAGACGTCGTATCGCAAGGGCGCAGTGCCGTATTCTGGCAGCAGCGTGCCCTTTTTCAAGAAGTCCACCTTACTGATCTTCATGGCAGCAGGCGACAGGACAACCTCGCCGCCGACACTTTGCAGCTCTCTAATTACGAGTTTTACGAACTCCGCAGCCTTGCGCACAAGGAGACGGTCTACCTCCAGGTAGCTATCACCACCTCCGTTGTAATCGCCAAGCTTAAAGCCGGAGCCGAGCGCACCCGAACGGAACGCCGCCGACACAACCTCTTTGAGGGTGGCGATGCCGTCAGAGGAGATGCCGAAGTTATTACCTCCGGTGTTCTCGCCCAAAGTCAATCCTTTTATGAAACGAATGATTTCTTGCGCAACATCCTGCTTTACTTTTGACAGCGCATTATCATCGAGAAACTTCGGAGTTACTATCTTGTCAGTAGACTCAAACTGCGTGCCCGTTGTGGCTACTCCGTTCACCTCGCCTTGGTCCTCAAAGGCTATTTTCCCTCCGGACTTAATAGTAAGAGTTTTTGCGAAAAGTTGGCGGAATTTAGTGCCAGCCTTCATCGTAATATCCTTGAGGAAGGTCACGATATTGTCTGCCGAAAAATAATTATACCACTCGCTTTCGTAGGGAATAGCACTGATTGCTTCGTCCGAGGACAAATAGCCATATACGATTCTGCCGCCTTCTTTCCAATCGCGCTGCACCGTGCCGTTATCGCCCGACGAGGTTATGATGCCTTGCAGAAAGACGTAGTAGTACTTCTCGTCGCCTATCTGCTCTTCTTTTTCGTTCTTGCCGTAGATGTCTATCTGTTCAGACGGGAATACTATCCATGCCGAAACAGCGAGCGTCATGTCGCGAGGAATGGCGGCATAGACGTATTTCTCGGTGTGGGTATTAAATACCGTTGGGGCTGCCTGCAAGGGCCAGCGTCGGTAGTTGTGTCCGGCATCGAAGCCGATAATGTCCTTGACGTACACAAGTATCTGAGCACCGCTCCTACACGATGCCTGGATATAGTCAGGATTGCCAAGGGCATTCAGTTCGATATGCAATGCCGAAGGCGAAATCCAATAGTCTTTGGTTGTCGCTTGTGTCATATATTGTGTTGATTTTCTGTTACGAATTTAGAAAAAAGCGTTAGTATGATACGGACATACCTAAACACAAACGACCGCAAGAGTATGGTGACTCTTGAGGTCGCAAGAAATGTAGAGATGAGAACTGAGAGACTTATATCTTCGTACTGCCGCAGAAACTGAGTCGTGCCGTGAACGATACGCTGTACATATCGGTCTTGGTATCGTCGGCATATTTTATGGTATCTTCCGACTCGATGGTACATGGCAGGAACTTACCGTTAATCTTCAGCCAAACGTGCTCCGACATAAGCAATTCGTGAAGATACCAAGCGAGCCATGTTTCATCCAACGGATCGGTCTTGTAGTTCCAACCTTCCTTGTTGCCCTGCTTGCGTACTGCCGACCGAGAAAAGGAGTGCAAGGTTTCTTTGCGTGTTACGGTATAGTTGGTGGTTTTGATGTCTACCTCCTGCGCATAACTCTTGGGTATGCTGATGCTCTCAAGCACACCGAACGAGTTGATAAAGCGAAACTCCGTGCGGTGTACTGCCTCGGAAGCCGGTAGGGCAAAGAGCTGCTGTCCGCCTACTGTCTGCGCGCCTTCTGCCGTTATGTTGTAGACTTTAGCCTCGGGCGCATCCCATGTGGCGGTTGCCAGACTTACAGCCGGACTGTACGCATCGGCATAGACGAGCTGTTCACCTACGCAAACCAACTGAGGTGTGGTGTTAGGTTTGCGTGTCAGCCTACCCACCTTCATGTCCTGCTCGCCCATCAAGCGGTCGTAGTCGGAAAAACCACCGAAAATGGTTTGCTTCACGTCCTCGCCGACGAGATAAGACACTGGCTCCGATTTTTTTACTTCGCCATCAGTCATATACTCGTCGTATGCCGACACGTTAAATTTTACTACTGGCATAGCACCTGGCTCAGGCGAATACTCGTAGGAGTCGCGGAAGGAGCGCAGGGCAGACGAAATATCTACTTGTACTGCTTTGCCGTTTTCAGTCAAGACGGGTTCGGTCATACGCACGGTTTCGTAGTTGCCGCCACTCACGCCACACTTCACCTCAAACACCATTCGGTGAAATGAAGGCGAACCACTAAGCGTGAGCGGAGTGACGGCGAACGTGATAGGGTTGCCGTTGAATATAGATCCTTCAACTAATTTCAAATATGCTGCCATGTGCTTTAATTATTAATTAGTAATTATTAATTATTAATTGTTGGTTATTACTTTTTGATGTGGCGATGTGTGTATATATAAAAGGTGTTATATTGCAAACACTTCCAATTCCACTTCGCCCAATCCGTCACGTGCAGTAATCTCGGCATTCACCTTGTTGATAAGGCATTTCTTGCCGTCGATATTCCACCACTCTTTCCAGTGATTCTGAATATCGGCTACCTGCGCTACGGAGGCGAGGCACTTGACGTAATACTTCTTGCGATGAAGGAGAAAATAGATGTAATCGACGAGGAATACGTCTACGTAGCCGCGGTTCTTGACCGACGGAGTATTCACCACGAGTGGAGCGTCTGCCCATTCGGGCTGCACCCAAGCACGAGGCTTCAGAGAAAAACGCTCCTCGTTGCCGATGCCTGGCTCAACGCCGTTGTAGTCGTACTCGTTGCCGTAGGGGTCGATAGAGTCGGTTGTCAGGGCATAGTCGCCAGCCTTTGTGCGCCACTTCGAGTTGCCGAAGCCGTCATAGTTGTAGCCGTAGGTTTCATGTGTCGCGTCGATACCGCCACCACGCATGATAGCGATAGACAAACCCCAGTCGTATGACTGAAGAGGAGAGTTGCCGTCATCTGTAGAAGAAGGATCGTAGCTCTCACGTAGCGAGAGCTCTTCGGTGACGTAGAAATCAGCAATCATCGACGACATGGTGCTCTTGACGTACTGCTTCACAAACTCATGTTCCATATCCTCATCAACGAGAGCCGCCATCTGAGTTTTGGCGTAAGAGCCGTTTAGCTTTTGAATCTCTACGCCATCATATTGCTTGCCCACTTCGTTGGGCTGTTTAGGATTATCGGAAGCGCAAGTACTACCCGTGCTTGACGATAAGGCTATACGGTAATTGGCATCCACCATACCCACAGGGACAAAGCTCGACTTAAACTCCTGAATGAAGTCTTCGTTAAGAGTAGAACAATCGCCTATCTCCACACCCTTCATAGCAGCCACCTCAAACAAGCGAGGCCTCATATTGTTTGCGTCAGTAAACTCTTTGTCAATCTTCACACGATATTTATTGCCTGTCTGAAGGTCAACAAACACGTTCATCTGTCCGTTTTTCACCTCATGGATAATGTCCTTGTAGGTAAGGCTCGTTACGGTAGAGTTCTTAGGGTATTCGATATAGTCGTAGTCGATGTTGAAGTCCTTCACCTTGTTCTTCACGTTGTCGCGCTGCTCCTTAGCCTCACTCTCGGCTGCATATCCGGCACGCACACCGGTTATCTTCTCCGTCATGGGCACCATATAGAGCACTTCGGCATGGAATGTGCGAGGGTCGGGGTTCTGCTTACGGAACACGTCGCGAATGAGATAAGCCGTTACCTTGCGTTGCTCGTAGTCGTAATGGAACTTAATGCCGAACTGCTGTTCAAGCGAATCAATCACGTCCGACACCGATTCATTGGGAAAATTCTTCTCATTGGCATACATACGGAAAATGCTTGCACTCATCTGAGCCGACTTGATGGAGTTCTTGCAGGTGATGCTTGCAATCTTGTCTTCGCCTACACGCACGGTCACCCAGTCGCCTTTCACTGTCACCACTTCAGTGTCCTTAAAAGCTCCTTGGTTGTAAAAACTGCCGTTATACTTCTTATCTACTATCTTATATGTAACCGCACGATAAGTAACCTCCTGCACACTCTTGTCTTTCGGATTTTCGAGTTTCAGTTTGCCGCCACAACCGCGAGAGTCGAGCCATTTGTTCACGTCTTCAAAAAGGTTCTTTACGTTCTTCTCGCCATTGACTTGCTTCTGAAAGAAACCCTCCTTTACATCACCTACCTGCTTTAGTCCAGCTTTCACCGCTTCGTCGTTCTTCGTGTAATACGACCGAGCGTAAAGCGGTTTTATGTCGTAGGAGCATTTTGTGGTGAAGAAGCAGAGACGGTTTATGTCGCCGATGGCTGTAAGAGCAGAATTGTCGAACTGGACACCAAGGTGCTCAAAGAGGCAGTCGAGGAAAAAGAGTATGTAGAAACAAATGCCCGATTGCGGACGGTTGGCATCCAACACCCATATCGGCCCGCGGTCTTCGTACATTTCTTTCTCGTGATTTTTGTTGTTCGGGTCTTCGTCCTTGCGGGAGTTCACTTCCTGCACAAGACTGTCGGACGTAGTACCATCGTCGTTCAAATCGTGGTGGGCATAGCACACACGGGCATTGCAGAAGGGCTTATGGGGGTAGGCATCATTCACGTTGATGTAGGACGTTTGCACCTTCGGCACTTTTACGTTGTTACCGTTGGGGTAAGCATCTACTCTCAATACTTCAGCTTCGTGTAAGTTGCCAGTTTCGACACATTGGGCAGGATAAGAGAAACCAAGGGCTTGAGGGGAGAAGGTGGATTCCGTAGTATTGTCGTCGCCCACCGAAGCGTATCTCTTATCGCCTTTCTTGCCTTCGTATTTGATCTCTACCTCAGTTTTGTAGTTGACACTCACGCTCACCTCGTCAATCTTCTCGCCTATAAGGAGCTGGTCGCGGTATTTCGTGGGGATAGGCACTTCGTTGCACTTGAGGTCGCTAATGAGGTCAGAGAATGATTGCGTAGATGCGTTGATGTTTAACGAGAGAGAATCTTTCACTCGCTCGTCTTCCTGGATGATAGCTGTGCCCGACGCAAAGGGCACGCCGTCGGCGACAATCTGCATCGGCGTGTGCTCATAGCTCACGGGACGAATGTCGCTGCTGACATCATCCACGTTCTTTAAGACATGTCGGTTGCCTTCGACGGGCAGATCCACGGGATAGGAGAACATCTCAACGTCGTTGAACAATGGGTTGCTCAACTCGATACTGATGGATGCGTCTTCTTTTAGGGCGAGAGACTTGCCGTCGGCGAGGATTGTAAGTTTGCTGTTCATGTTGGGTTGTTTTTTACTGAGCCTTTCTAAGCCTTACTGGGCTTTAAGTGTTATACTATTATTTTGGCATGGCCATATAGCGTGATGTTGCGGTCGGTATTGCTGAACACCTTGGTGTCGCCGTAGGCGTCAATCTTCAGATAACTTTGTGCGCTTATCTTGCCACCGTGAGCCTCGCATTTCACGCTGCCATAAAGCAGGGCTTCGGCAGAAGTCCATAACCGAGAGTGGTCGGATGCCCACACAAAACCTTTACTAATGTGCCCATAGGCGTAATCGTTTAGAGAAACGAAAGTCTTGTCTTTCTTTGCACTATACACCTGACTGTGTCCCCACGCTTGAACGGAGGCCGAACCTAAAAGAAAGCATTTGGCGTAGTCGTACACGTCAACGAGGATGTCACAATCGGTTACTATCACAAGAACGTACTCTGGTGCGGTCTTTGGGCACTCGTTGACATAGATGCCGGCGGCGTTCATTTCTTCCTTCAATGAAGGATAAATAGCAGGAAGTTGCTCGTTGATGATGTCGGCATACTTGCTCTCTACGAGGTCTTCCCAGTTATTACGCCACACAGCCATAAGCTGACTGACATTCTCTGCGGCGAGCATGGCACGAAAACCCTCGGCACAAGCGTGGCGAGAGTGACAAGCGGCGGTACAGAGATTTTTTAGTTGTTCAAAAGAAGTCATAAATGTTGGGTTATAAGAAAAGCCTTATCGGGCCTTTTTATGCCTTTCTAAGCCTTAGGTGAAACTTCGCTTTTGGTTTTCTCTAAGATTGCCTCGTAGCCTTTCATTTCGTCTTCAGTCACAATGTCGGCGTAGTCTTTGCGGAGTTGGGCGATGCGTTCTGTCAAGCCCTTCACTCTTGCCTTAGTACTCGGTTTGTCCTTACGCATGATGTACTTGATGAGGGCGTCGGCTTCTGCCTTGTGCTTGGCTTGGCGGTCGCGCTCGGCTTTTACTTCAGGGCGGTCGGCGGCTATCTTGTCGGCTACCGACTGGGCAAAGAGAGGGTCGCGGGCAAGAGCCTTGTCGTAGAACGGACGGAACTGGGCGCGTAGGTTCTGCGGTGGAACGTTACACGCTTTCTCTATTCGGGCGATGTATTCGGGGTCGCCGGTGCGTGGGGATAGACGAAGGTATGCCTCGCCGATTTCGCGGTCTACGCTGATGTAGATACGCGGCAAGATGTCGCTCTCTATCTTCACGGCGCGTGTGGCGAGAACGGCAATCTCTTCTTCGGTGTAGATAGGTCTGCCAGCCTTCTCATTGGCTTCCACCATCGTCTTGGCTTGTTCCGACTTTGCAGCCATCTCGTTACGCAGCGAGCGCACGGAGTTGACTTGCTCCTGCAAACGCTCGGAGAGGAAAGGGCGAAGTTGCATAAGGTTGGGCATGGTGGACGCAATGGTCTCGCCGTTAGGGTTAGCCACGATGCCGCCGTAGGTGAGAGGCTGCAAGGTGAGGTCTGGCTGCAGATCAGGAAACAGCGAGCGGCGTGCTTCCTCAAGAGCTTTCTCTTTTTGCGCTTGAGCATAGGCTGCCTGCTCCTCGCGAGTGGGGCGTCCCACGTGCCGTTTTATTTCCGAACATGATGTTTGCATCGTCTGAAGGTAGGTCAGAAGCTGACGCACACGGCGGTGGTAGTCGCGGAAACGCCGGCTGTCGCGAACAAATGCGGCGGCGCCGGGCGTGCCTTCGAGGAGTGTCAGGCCGCGCTCGAAAGCCTCACGCTGGTCGGACGTGAGGATGCGGGCGGATAGGGCAGGTGTAAGTATGCGGATTATATCTTCCATATATCATTGGGTTTTAATACAACAATGGTGAGACGAAAATCTTGCTACCGGGTTGATTGTTTTCGTAGCCTTTTTGGTTGTCGGAATGATTTTCAGAATCGGCAGAATTAACTTCAGCATTGGCCTTGCCAACTGCCTTGCGCATTTCTACAAGTCTCAAAACCGAAGAACGCAGAGCGACGGCTTCATTATGAGCCGCAGATCGGCGTGCCTTGTCAATAGTGAGAATTGTAGTGCGCTCTTCCAGATGAGCCACCATCAGGCGACGCACCTTGCGAAGGAGAGGCTTGTCTTCGGGATCAGTAGAGATTAGCAGTTGCTGCACCATCGGTTCGCCTATAGCCTCGCTGATGTACTCGTCCTGGATGAAGTGGAGGTCGGGCAACAGACGGATGAACTTCTCACGGCTCTCGTAGATGTCGAGGTAGTGCTGAAGTTCGGCACATGTAGCAATGAGGAGGTCGTGGTGAAGGTAGTAGTAGGTGCTCTCTTTCCAGAAATTCGTGATTTCCTTAATCTCGGTCGTTTGTACACTTTCGCCCGTTTTCGGTACACTATTGTCGGTATTCGGTACGCTTTCGGCTGTTTCCTGTACGTCGGAAGCCTGTTTCTTAACACAATCCTTTGCCCAACCTTCAAGCATCACGAGCATTTGGTTGAGCGACACCATCGCCTCGCGCTTGTAGCCCTGCACGCCTTTGTCGATAAGGTCCTTGGATGCAGCGCCGTAGTCTTCACTCGAAGCCACATTGACGCCTGTACCGTTGATTGAGAGGGCTTGCGGATAAGCGAAACGTGCCATTGCGTCATAAGCCACCACACGCTGCGCCATAAGCAAAAGCTGCTGCCATGGCTGGTGTATGTGTTCGCCATTGCAGACGGACAAGTAGAAGTCATCGGGCGAAACGGTCTGGTAGTACTCGCACAACCGGTTGTAAAGCGAGTCGCCCAACTTGTCGCGCAGAAAATCTTTCTCGCTATTGTCAAGAATGCCCTGAAGAGAACTTATATCATCAATGGCATTACTGGGGATGTGGAGCCGAAGTTCCTTGGTTGTCGAAATAATCATACGCTATACGAGTTTTGAATTTTTATGTTTTACATCCGAAGTTCTTATTCCTGCTTCGCCACTCCCGTCTTCGAGTTATCCAGCGTCGTGAGTACTTCGCGGTCTATCTGCCAGACGAGGTGCGAGTCCCATTTGTTTACTCTCGTAATTACCTCCAACGGTCGAAGCATGAGCTGCTGCAGTGGGGCAAACTGAATCTGCTTTACGAGGAAGCGCTCGCGCAGGTCGGTGCCGCCCGATGATGTAGCGTCGCCTGGGGTGTTGCCGATAAGCTTCGAGTCGAGTCCCATGGCGAAGAAGATGATAGAAGAAATCTCCTGGAGCTCGGTCTTCTCGGCTTGAGCCTGAGAATTTGCCTTGCTTTCAATTTCGACAATTTCCCACGCCTTATGCTCCTTACCGTCCAAACCGGTGAACACAGCCGAGATGAGAGCCTGACCTGCGTTGTCGGGGTTGGAAAGCCAAGTGTTGATGTCGCTGAACACCTCCTGCTGAATCTGCGCCATCGTCTTGCTCTTGTTCTCTCCCTGCTGGGTGTAGAGACTCTTGAGGTATTCCTGGTGGATGTAGATTACACGACCGATGATGTTAGAGTTGCGCTTACGCGTCAGTCGATCGTCAACGATGGTAAAGGCGTATTCGAAAATGCTTCCGGCAAAGATGCTGTGCCAGAGAGCGTCGGCATAGTAAGGGCCTCCGAAGTCGCGCGGCGACATAATGAAGCGCGTGGGGCGGTTCTTGCGGCTCACTCGCTGCTGACGGGCCTCGCGCACGCGGCGGTCGAGGTCTTTCACGGCGGTGTCGGCCGCGAGATAGGGCACGGCGGCTATGCGCATGTCCTCGGGCTTGAGCGAAGTCTGCACCTGCGACGAATCGAGCCACTGGTTAGATGTGTATGCGTAGTTGATGCGATACTGATCGTCCATACGCTCCAGTCGGGTTGTGAAAACGCTGCGATGCTTCAGTCCGACAACCTTCGGTGTCCATTGTGACGTGGGTACTGGATGCCCGTCCTTGTCAAGCTGACGCTGATTAAGCTGAATCTCGCAGAAACATTGTGACATAAGCGCCATATCGCCAGCCATATCGAGATAGGTGCGATGCAGGTCGTTGTTGTCAATAAACTCCTGAAATTCTTTGTTCGTGCGTTCCCATTCGGCAAGATCCTCTTTGAGCGACTTCATCTCCTCGCTGTCTTCGCTACTGTTCGGTTCGGAGAGCGAGGACGCCGACGGTGCGAACTGAGCCTCCGAACGAGATGTTTCGTTTTCCGACACTGAGAGTTGTTTTTCCTTAGCCTTGAGATCGGCTATCTGACCTCGAAGCAGAGTGCCAGCAGAAGCAAAGGGGATGTTTTTCTCGGTGATATTGCCGCCAACATACTGTGTATAGTGATACTTGGCGACAGGACCGCGACCTACGAGTATCTTCTTCACAAAGTCGATGCCGGCAGCAGGGAAGGGAGACATTTTAGAGAGCAAGTACACGAGGTTGGGCAGTCGGTTGCCCAAGCCCCACTCCATAAAACCTAACCCGGGCGTGCCTACGTTCTGCGGTACGGCCTTGTTTTCTCCACCGCTTGAACCGAACACGGTGCTAATCTCACGTCGGGCTGCGCCCGAGTCTGCTGAAGTTGTAGATGTGAGCATAGAGTGGGCATAATCGCCCCAGGAGAACGTGCGACTACCATCCATGTTTGGTCTGGTGTAAGCCGCCGGGCGCACAGCCTCGTAGCCCAGTGCCTTGAGTTCCTCACTACGCTGTTGGAGCTCGCTGATAGAAGATACTGTTGTCATTCTTTCGTTGTATTGTTAGTGTTGTTGGTTGAGGGCTGCGAGATGCCGCGAGAAACCTCGAATTGTTTACAAGGCAAAGATAGCGGATTTTGAGTTGGCGAGGCGGACATGAAAAAGACTGCGGGCTTCGCCGTCTTCCCTGCCACAACCAAAAATGGAAAGTTCGAGTTGTGGACAGTCGGGATTCCTTGCGAGCCACGCAGTCTAAAAACAATGAAGAGAATGTCTTTTGTCGTCTTACGCCGTAGAACTACTGAAAGTCAAATTCGGATTTTCCGCTTGCCGACTTCAAGCCGTAGCTCTCCACGTCGTCTATCACCATATCCTCGCCATTAAACTGCTTTACTATCAGTCGGCAATCTTTCGGATCGGGATGTACAGAGCGGATATTGTTGTTAGAGATCAAGATAGGGTAAGGTGAATTAGTCGTGAACACCACCAGATACCACGGACCGACCTTGTGCATGTCAGTCCAAACGCCCACATGCTGCTCTACGCGGCGAAAATACTTCTCAAAGGTCTGTTCCTTGCGCTTTCCTAAGAAATGGTCGATCAAAGACGAAAAGAAACAAATGAGCATGATTACTAAAACGATGATAAGTTCTGAAATTACTGTTTCCATAATTATCGTTTTGTTTTTAAATGTTAATACTAATTTTTATAATTGTTGGTTACTACCCATACGCTTAAGCCGATGTTGAGCAAGAGCATGAAGATAATAATAGCCCAATACTCCTTGTTGCTCAGTTCTACCGAGAGATACTTGAAGTCGGAAAACTCCTTTCGTTTCCACTCCTTCTGCACAATCGGTTCGATGTACGAGGCAAAGGCGCATAGATCAAGTCGGTGCGACGTAAACCAGTCGCGGCTCTTCACGGCAAGTACGGGCGAGTCACACCACGAGAAGGCATCGCTCCACATCACGCGGTTACGACTGTCAAGGCCTACGCACACCACAAGTTCGTTCTTGTTGCCTCCCTGCCAATAGGAGCGTTGACGGTCGACAATGGATAGCGGCTTGTTGCGATAGAAAAGCAGATAGAGGCGAAACTCCTTCTTCGGCCCGTATAGGGCGTTGAGCACACGGATGGCTCGTTCCTGACGGGCGGAGAACTTTGCTCCGATGATAGGCGACTGGTCGCAAAACCGTATCTTTGGATAGTCGTGCAAACCAAGTCGGCGAGCCTCCTTTTCGCTGATGTCCTCAAACTTAAACACCGAGCGCGAAGCCTTCACCTTGTTCTCGTATTCATGTTCACGGGTAACGGAATAGAGCGTAGTGGGTTGACCGTTCCATCGGTATTCATACGCATCGCCATCACGGGTGTAATAGTGTCGGTGCATATCCACGAACACCGAAGCCACCGACAAACGACGCTTCATAGCCGAAAAGTCTTCATTGGAACACTTTCGCTCACGTCCCGAATGGTCGTAGTAGGTCCAACGTTCGGGGTGGTTTACCGTGGTGTAATAGGTTCGGGTGTGACTCTCGCCTTTGTCGTCGGTGTAGGTTTCGGTATGCTCCTCCTGTTCATTCCACGGCTCGTAATAGCGTATCTTCGTGACGTAGCTGCCTAAATATTCTGTGTCGCTCGTCTCTACGCGCTCAAACGCCCATATCATCGCTGCGCCCACAATAAGCGACGGAACAATCAGCACGGCGTGCTCCCACCATGTCGTCTGCTTGCGGAAAAACAGCAACAACACAGCCGACACAAAGAAGGGTATGAGAAAAGCGAGTAGTTCCATAAGCTATTCCTTTTTATCCTTGCCGAACAGATCCACGTCGTTGTCTTCGCCCACCGTCATCACTTCCTTGGAACGCGACGACGAGATAACCTTATACTCGATAGGCATGGTGTTAGACACAAACCATCGGGCAGGATAGGTGTGAGTGAGCGTTTCATGCTCACGAATTATGTCAAGCATACGTTCCTGCGAAGTCTGGAACTCGGTGCGCTGTATCTCGATGGCCTGCATAAGGTCGCGGTAGAGCGACACATCGAAGTTAGGGTTGCTCTCCTTAATCCACTTCATCATCGTACCATTGTCGTTCTGATAGCGACCGGAGATAAGCTGCGGATAAATCTTCTCGAAGGTCTGCTTATACTCGTCCGTAACCTGCGCCTTCTGCTGAATAATCTTCCACATCTTGTCGTGTACACCCTCAATCTTTCCGCGCTGTGCCTCTGCCTGCTGACGAAGGGTAATTTCGCGATTGTTGTAACTAAAGTAAGTGGCTACCAGTGAGCCAATCACAATGGCAGCCATAAGTAAAATGGATGCCATGATAATGTTCTTTGTTTTCATTTGTTTGTTGTATTTGTTGTTTTACTATTATTTCTTTCTACAGATGTTTGAGAAGCGTACAGCAGCGATAGTCGAACGCTTTTTTTTCGTAGCCTAATCTTTCATACCAATGTAACACCCACTGGGGAGAGTCGCGTCCGTCCCACGATATTGCTACAGTTTTTACGCCATAGGATTTCAGTTCCCTTTCGACTGCCTCCATCAAGTGCTTTGCCACCTCGCGACCACGGTGCGCTTCTTCCACCCACAGCGAATAAATGAGAGCGTCTGCCTCGCCATCCAAAGGCTTATCTTCAATGAGGTTCGGGATGAACGCCTGCACGCTGCCATGATGCAGCTCGTCGGTGACGAGTATACGAATAGAATCTTCCCAATGCTGATGTTGTATCATAAATGAAATATTGTTTTTGACCACAGAATACTCAGAATACGCGGTTTCGAAGTGAGAACTCCATTCTTTCCAATCTTTGCAATATTGGAAAGAAATGGAGAAAGAGCGACGTAAGTAAGTGCTCCATCAAGAATCTTCGGCGCGAGTGAAACTAACATTTGCATCTGAAAGTCTCCTTTCGCAGACCACGCCGCAGTCCAGCAAGTCACTTTTGTAGGAACAACACTCCCCGCAGACCATAGAACTCACGGCAGGGTGACCAGACCGATAAGAGCATGATGCTCCGTAAGCCATATACAGTTTGTGGTTTTTCAGAAACGAACTAACTGCGATTAAGCACTTATTTAAATCTTTGTTTTCGACCTCCAACTTGTCGCAATGGTCACGCATCTGGCGCATCTCACTGAGCGTTTGTCTCGTAGGGTCTTCTTCCTTGCGCATTTCTGCTCCGTGCAGCTGATGGACCACGTCGTTGTATTCATCCATAAGCTGATGCACACGCTGCTCCAGCTCCACGTTCTCCTTCACCATCTGGCCCAAACGCAAAATGATAGCTTCTTCTGTACTCTTAAACTCTTTACTCATAATTTATTCGTTTTTGGTTTATTTAAACTCATATACTACATACAATGTCGTATTGTAAAGTCCGCAGGGCAGGTTCTGTTCGGTGTCCAATCGGATTCCGTCCGATGTCCGATTGGATTCCGTTCGCGGTCCGATTAGATTCCGTTCGGTGTCCCTTGTTATTATTCAAGCTCATATATCACATGCGGTGTTGTATTACCCTGCCCGTCATGAGGATCGGCAAAACTGCCTGACGTGAATGTCGTCACAGCATTGGCTATTTGCTTACGTGGGCGGCTCTTTACAAGTCCTTTGCCATCCTTGCCGCTGCGTACCCAACCGATGTATACTTTCTCAATCATATTCTATTAATATAATAGTGTGCTGTCCGTGCTCGTCATAAAGACCTGCCCATCCGTCGTAGCGTGCAGATAGGGCGGTGGAGTACCCCCGACGAGGACGGAGATACGCAAGACGTTGCACGAAAGGAATTTGTCTATTCATATTGTATATACACCATATTATCCTTGCCTACTGACGTAAGCGCATTTGTTGTACCCCCCCATTTATTTCCATGCGCTGACGGAAGCGACCGCAGGACGGGTGCTTGCGGTCAGACGGGTTGTTGGGGTCGCGACCTCGGAAGGCTGCTATGCGAAAACGTAGCATAATAGGTTGTCTTTTGTTACTATTGTTATCGAATTGCACCACGGCCACGGACTGGGGCGGTGATACTTATCGCCGTATTTACACCCTCCCCGGTCGCCATGCTCACGGCGGAAGACTTTTGCTTCCTCGGTGCGGTAGTGAACGAGGACGGAACGTTCAATCATACTCTATCAATATTTTCGGTTTATCCACGTCGTGCCCCTTACCTCCTCCGGTTATACACAGCGCTATGCCATGAGGCGACACGATGATACCGTTCTGTGAAGGGCCATAGGAGCCAAGGACAATAGGGCAAGGGTTATTCATAATTCTACTGCTACATAATAGTGATTACGGCTGCTCACTCCTGCTTGAATGGTGTAGATTATATCCCTCCCGAATTGCTTGTTGTAGGTATCTACCCACAAGGCGTGTGAAGGTCGGAAACCACGTTGATACATTATCTCTAAGCGAGCGTTCTTGTTAAGCATATTCTATCATTACCCCCGTTTGTATTGACAAGGTTAGGGGAGGGGATATACCTTTCGTGCCGCAGATGTTGCCATCAAAACCGGACTTCCACTTGTCGTAATAAATGTTACCTATCTTATCAATCATATTCTACTATTACTGCCGTTGCCGCCCTGCCTCCTGTTGGCTTAGTGAAATTCACCAAAGAATTGCGTTGATACTGCGACTTAACGCATCGACATAACGCAAGGGGGATAGAGGCAATATCAGGGTTTAATGCTTTTATAAAAACCATTATTTAAACTCATACAATACTACTGTCATTGGATAGTGGGCGAGCGTGAGGATGTTGGTTGGTCCGATAGCCTCGTAACGTGTGGTTATGGTTGCCGCACAACATTCGTCGGTCACATTCACCATTTGTCCGTTACCACCCCCATTCAGACGGAAGGGATGGGCGACGTGGGTCAGCTTACACTCCATCCTTCTTCCTCTCCATATTCTCCTTGAACAACCGTTGAAACTCATCGCCTAACGCAGCCACACCCTTGTCCATGAACACGGAATAAGACAACTCCATCTTCTGCTTTGCCGAATAAAGGGCGAGCTGGAGACTTGTAGATGTCATTTTCCAACCATCGGCTGCTTGCATCCACAACGTAAGCCACGTTTTCAAGAACATTGCCGCCTCGTGTGTCGGTAGCAAATCAAACTGAAGGAATAGGGCGTTGTCAGAGTCGTTAGCCTTGAGGAACTTGCTCACGGCATCGTCCTTGAGGAAATAGCGGTCGGACACTTCTTCTTCCAGCACGTCCTCCAGTCGGGTTTTCAGCTCGAATGGTTCGGGGAACTGATAGTCGAAGGCTACGTCTTTGCGCATTGAAAGACAAAACACTCTATCGCGATTTTGCGGCACACCGTAATTCTTAGCATTCAGCCGACTCCACTTGCTAACGTAGCCGAGCGACGAGAGCTTGTCAAGCCACTTCTGGAAGTCGGGCATGAACTTCTGGCTAACCAGCGCCGCTACGTTCTCCTGCAAGAGATATTTGGGACGCAACACCTCCACAGCTTTGGCTACATGCCAGAGCAAAGCGCTTCGGGTATCGCTGCCTTCTTTGAGTCCCATCTGCTTGCCAGCCTGACTGATGTCCTGACAGGGCGAGGAATAGGTGAAGAGGTCTACTTCGCGACCTTCGAGTGAGCGTTTCACTTTGTGCCAGTCAATCTTGGTGATGTCGCCCAAGGCGCAGTCGGCAAACTGAGGAAATACGAGGTTGTGCATCTGACAAGCATATTTGTCGATGTCGCTCCATCCGACGCACGTCCATCGGAAATCGGGATGCCACTCCCGTAGCACGTCGGCTGCCATGAGCTGCGAGTCGTAGCCGGAGAATGTGGTGAGGAATATATTCTCCTTACCAGAGTTGGCTAAGTTCTTCGGCATGTCGGGCAGATAGTCGGCGGTATCGGTGAAGAGCGAGAGTTGCTTGAATTTGTGTTGATTCGGCTTCGGATAAAACAACTGCTCGTAGATATAGGCCAACACATCCACTACGATTGAGTTGCCGGCTTGTTTGTACTGCTGTGACGCTGATATAGCCATGTCTTCGAGTTTGCCCTTGCCCTTCCAATCGGGCAGTCGTTCGGCTGCTTGAGCATTACTGCTCTGCATCATGCCGATTACATTGTCGCGAACACCCATCAGACGAAAACATTCCTTGGGTGTAAGCTTGCGGATGGCATAGCTCTTGATGGTGCGGTCGGTGAAGTTGAGTTTTGTAATCATATAGTTGTTGTTATTTGTATTCAATCATTACGCCTGTCCGCGGAAAGTGAGCGAGTGACATCAAATGCTCAATGCAAAGTCGCTCGTATCGGGTATTCAGTGTTACTGCTATTCCTCCCGCACAAACATTTAAGGGTTGTATGTTAGTCATATTCTATTAAAATTCCAGGAGCATGATTATCAGTCCTGATACATCTACTTAATCCTCCCAACGGCGGCCTTTGGAAATCGGGCGACGCATTCCAGTAGATTCCTGCTACGGAAGGGACATGAAAGTCTATCTTTATTTCATTCATATTCTTCAATCAGAAATACATTTTGCGGCCACGAATTGATTGTTATGGTCGGGCAAACGTCTGTGCCTAATTTTCCTCCATCGTTATTGCCACGAGGATATTGGTAGCAGTCAAGATTAGTCATATTCTTCAAACAAAAGAACAAGTTGGTTCCAAGTTGCCAATATAACAATAACGCCGCACCTCGTATTCGCTGATAAACATTCGCCAATTCTGTTCATTATGATCATAATGTTCATGCACGAAGAATGTGCCACCGAGTCGCCAGCAGAGAAGCGATCCTATGCAATGCGGTTGTTCTCTGGCAGGATGCCATAGTTGAAAAATGTTGCGATATTCGGATTTTTTGTCAACATCGTCATCAAATGAAGACAAATTTCTAATATCTATTCCTTTGCTGTCTGATTCAATATAGGCACCATCTTCTGTTATCAATGTTCCCAGCAACTCAGAAAACTTCGGTGACATGAATATCACGTTAGGTAGTCGGTTTTTGTTTTCCATAAATCTTAATCTTTTTATAATTCAACAAACACGCAGATTCCGCTACTTGCAGCGGTCAGTGCGTTTACGAACTTACCCCCCCCAATCGTCCGGCTACGCCTTAGAGCCGAGGACGGATAGCTAAGGTCGGCGGCTCCAGGACAAGGACAATCGGTATATCCCAGCTCGGTGGCTTGACGGATGCGAAGGAACGTCTCGCCCTCTCGGTCCACCAACTGAAGGAATGGTCGGTCGGTGGTGCAGTAGATGCGGTAGAGCGACCCATCGGGGTAGCGGCCATACAGCTTGCCATCCTTGCGGATAGTGCCGCGCTTGTAGTGATGGTCAGTCATATTCAATCATTATGCAGTGTGGGCATTTGTAGTCGGTGGCTCGAAGGGCGGGCGAGAAACTACCCCCCCATCCTCGCCATTCGAGCCGATGACTAACGGGATGCACGGAAATGCAGATGCGGGTCATTGTTTCGTTGTGGTGGACTGTGACCTTTCTCGCTCCAACTTTGCCCTTTCCTGCTGCATCTTTTTCACGCGAATAGCAAGCTCATTGTCGGTGCCATACTGTTTGAAGAGTTGACGCGACTTATGCCACTTTGCGAAAACGTAAAGAAAGAGTACGAGAACGTTTAACACTACAGCCAAGAGAATGGGCAGCATTACTAACCACCACGACCAACTGATTGCTCCGCAGAGTTTCATTACGATGAAGGCCACCTGAAGCGATGCCATCATAAAATCAATAATACCAAATTTCATATCTTGTTTATAATTTTAGTTCCGCATCCAAGCCCAGCACCAAAAGAATATGTTGGAGCTCATGGACGTGTTGAATTTTTCGTAACAACGCATATTCGTGCGAACTACGATACTTTATAAATTGTGGTGGCTTGTTGGAAGTCTTTGTGTTGTTAAAACTTTTTATTGTCTTACTTCCTGCCAGGTATTACCGTGACCGAGTCCGCACTTTGCAGCCACCGCACAAAAACTCTTGTCGTAATGACCAGACCGGCAGGTTCCGAAGTCAGCACAGGTTTCACAGCCGAAATCCATATAATCTGGATGATACCATACCTTGTCGCCAATCCTACGGATATAACCTCTCTTTGTATCTACCACCAAGGTTCTTCCGACGGAAGGCCTTTTGAACTTATTCAGAACAACCTTATACCGATTGTTTTTCTTCCTTACGACATAATATTCATGGGACAAATCCCATCTCGGGTCAAAAACACGAGGGTCAATGCGCTGCTTTTTGGGAAAGTGAAACTTCTTCGGGTCGCAAAAGTCAAGAAGCACTTTGTTATCTGATAAAGCAATTTTGTTGTAGTTATAGCAACAACGGAGCACGTCACACCTCCATCCTATACGACGCTCTGCTGCATCCAACAGTAGAGGAAAGTTGCGAGGTTTCGTCCAAACGCCACTCTCGTAAAGGGAATATTTTCTTAACAATTCCTTGTTTTTTATCTTCATACTCTATTCCTCCTCTTCGTAGGGATTATAGTTCAGCTTCTCCTGCCATTCCTTATCGTGAACGCTACCAACAACCTCGAAGTCTTGCACCGTCTTTTGCGAAATGAAATCGCAGATGCCTTCGGAAATGCCTCTGACGGAAGACTTAGGGTTCTTGATAGCCACGATATAGAATGATGCCTCTTCCTCGCTCCATCCTATCGTGCCGTAATAATTGTTATACGCATTGTCTTCGGTGCAACTGAACGGATAGGTGTCGGACTGCAATACATCGCCCTCATATATCTCCTTGCCGTTCTTGTCCGTGAAGCCGGTGAACTGACAGACGGTCCTCGGATCAACGAGCGCACGGTGAAAAGTCTCAGACCAGGGCTTGATGCACATATAATTCATTACATGATTCAAATCGCCAACAGTCCATGAACCGTCCTTAACGCACTTTGCCTTAAACTTGATTGTTCTCATAATCTCTATAAATCCTTTTATGTTGTTAATGTTTTCGCTCAGACACGGTACTTCCGATTCAACTTTTTAGGCTATTCTTTTTCCGGTTCAGACCAAACGACCTCCAAATATTTGAAACTGTCTTGCGTGATGTCTGTTTTCATATCCGTGTTTACAAACGTTAAAACCTTTAATGTTCCTCCTTTATACCGAAAGGTGTTCCGTCGGCGAAGGTGTAGTCTCTCATTATTTCAGCGAAAGAAAAAATATGATTACCGCTTATCGCAAGACACCTCATGTCTTCAGCAGCATATACTACCATGACCATAGAATACTGGCCATCTGTCTTACTCTTAATCCAACCGAACGGTTGGTGTTTCAGCATCTCTTGCCAACATTCTTCTGCGTTCTTAAACGAGCGATTCTGGGGTTCGGGCTTGATGCGGTAGTCGTACAAATCAGGTCTAAAAAGATGTTCTTCATCCACATCTACCCATTTATCGTTGAAATTAGGCTCTCCTGGATGTTCAATCTTAAAGCTAAGGTCAACTTTGTAATACTGGATAGTTTTGCCATTTACATACGCCTGCATTACATCCATCAACTGCTTTATTTTCTCTTTTTTCATTGTCCTCTATATTTTCGTTAATACTTTACTTTGTTCCGCTTAAATCCTCCAAATTCAACCTTACGGCATTACGGTCAAGTTCTTTCCAATATCTCAACGCGTCTTTTATAGTCGAAAAAAGGTCCGAAGGGTCGGTTATTGTGACGTTATTGTTTGTTACTTTTTCGCAGCCGGGACGGTTGCGACGTATTACCTTGATATACATAAGCTAATCTATTAGTTCAAAATAATAAACGAACACATGAGGGTTGCTCTCCCAAGTTCCTTTGCCGGAGATGCGGTCGATAAGGGAGGCGTAGGCTTGCTGCGGAGTGCGGAACGAGGAATTGGCAAGACCGTGGTACCAATACGTCGTACCTTCAAGTCCTACGTTGTCGTCACGCCAAACGCCTTCCGCTATGCAATCTTCCTCGCTGATGTCTTGCAGACGCTCGACACGAATGTTAGTAATGCGGATGCGGTGCGGCATAAAGTCTGCCTTCACAAACATCTTGTTGTGGCATCCTTTCTCGAATATGACCTTTCCTAAAAGACGGAAAAATTCACCGTCATACGCCAGATCTGCGTACTTCTGCGCAATGGCTATAGTTTCGCCGAGTTTGTAAGCGGATAGAGCGAGAGGTCTTCCCTCGTCAAACAGACATGCTCTGCCTTTGTTTACTTCTTCTAAAGCCTGCCTAACTGTAATATCCCTCAATCTTCCCGCGGTATCGGCTATTCTTCTTGTCTGAGTTTTTCTGCCTTCGAGTACGGCCTGTGTGAGACCGTACTTGTCATTAAACATAATCTTCTTCATGCTCTATATTTTCGTTAAGACATTATTACTTGTTTAATGATTTTTGCAAATCATAAAACTCTTGCAAGTCATTATCATCTTCGGGTGTTCCAAGAGTTCGTACCTTCATGCCGTTGTGGTCACATAGAGGCTCAGCCAATGGAGAAATGGCGTGCGGTTCTTTTTGCCACACAATAGATGTGCCGTCTCTGTAAAAGGATAAATCGGCAGAGCCATACTTCAGAAGGAATATAAGCGTCTGCTGCATTTTATACTGCAAGCTTGACAAAAGCATTGATCGTCCCAAATATCCATTTACGATATAGCCTCCGGCGCAATACTGATAGGAGACTCCGTCGAGTCTATGTTTATAAAGATTAACGCCAGCCTGGGCGCAATACCCTTTTAATGTCTTGCGTGTAGCATATCTTCCCATATTCTCTATATTTTCGTTAATACATCATTACTTACTCTTTCTAATCTTCTCCATATCCTCATTCTCCTTCGAGAGTCGCTCCAGATGCTCTAACACAAGCGAGTACGACTGGTTGTTTACCTGGTCTTCGGTGAGCGAGGCATATTTCTGCATGGTGGCGATGGTGGCGGTGTATATCTCAAGTGGGGTGGAGGGTGGTTGCGTGCGGTCAATCTTCTGCACCTTGAACACATGAGGATAACGCCGTGAGAGGGTGTGCATCATACCGGTCCACCAGAAGAGGATAGGCTGCCAGCGGTAGTCGGGGAAACGGCGAAAGTAGGCTGCGTTGTCGTTGAACTGACGCGTGTCATAGTGGAAATCGACGGTGCGCAGCGAGGTGTTCGGGTCAAGGTATGGGATGCACCGATTAAAGATAGTAGCGAGAAACATGGCGCGTGCCTGGTTTACGCTGTCTGCTTGCTGCGCTATCTGCTCCGGCTTGAACGTGCCCATCTGCTTCATCTTTATCAGATTGTTGGAGAGCTGAGTGTATTGGGCCATAAAGTTAGAAGCAAAACGATACTGCTGCCATGAAAATCCGTCCATGTCTTGCGCCGGACCTTCAAACTCAGTGCGCTTGCGTAGCCAGTGTTGCGGATTGCGCAGACGCAGCCGTGGATATGGGAAGCGCGTAAGTACGCAGGCTTTTTCGCCGTCCATCCAATCGAGGATGCCCGCTCCGGCAGCGATGTGCTCCGCCGACTGACGATCTTTTGTGTTTGCCTTGGGCGAGAGCCAATATTCGAGCTGCCAGAGGTAAAGAGGGAAAACTTTTTCGCTGTCACTCTTGCGTGTCAGTCGCATACGACGAGGTCGGTCGGACGCCATTCGACACATATAGCATTGGCGTTCGATTGGAAGCAATGGGTCGGGGGTGTTCACTATCTCCACACCGGCAAACAAGAAGAAGCACGCTAACTTGACATTGCGCATATCAAACGGGTGGTAGCGGTCAACTCGCTCTATCTGTTCAAGCATTACGCGAGAAATCAGCTCAAGCTGCTCGGTCGTACACTCGTCCCATGAACGTGGCAGACGCAGGTCGATGCTGCGGGTGTTTTGTGTGCTAAACATAAAACTATGATTTTATTAAACTTTCCATGAGCAAAAATAGAGAAAGTTATTTTCGTGATACGGACATTGCGAGGACGGGCAATACGGAAAAGCCACTCTGCAGAACCTCCGATCGGTGCAAAGTGGCTTGAGGTAAAACAAATGTAAATATCAAATCTTACAAGGTAGCGTGCAAGGCGTTGTAGTCCCATATCTTCGTACAGTCGTCTTCGCAGGGTTGCCAGTCGTCATCACAGAAGTAGAAGGCGTAGGCGGCCTTGATTATATCCTCTTCGCCCATACAAGAGCAAAGGTCGGCGTACATGGAGTTGAAGGCTACGTATTTGTCCCACGCGTTGACATTCGCATGAAACTTCATGCCTTTGGTCAGCTCGTCTACCTTGATGCGAGTCCAATGCGCACCTCCGTCGGTGGGCGTACCTTCTTCGTCGTACATGCCGCTATAGACGAGAGCATTCACGTCGTGGTTTGCCATCTTCTCTGAGTAGTGGCGTCCGTAGAGCACGGCGTGCTGACGACGCAGTATGTGCCAGTAGAGCTTAGGATTGGTCTGCTCAAGCGCAAGAAGGTCGGTGGAAAGAGTTTCTACAGCTGCCCACATCTTCTTCTCAGTAGCCATGCCATTGGCACGAGCCTGTTCGATCATTTGTTTGTAATTCATGTTGTTTGGGTTTTAAATGTTTAACATGTGGGACAAATGCCACGAAAATGTGGGACAAGTAGCGTTTTTTGCACAGAAACGTGCAATATAGGGAAGAATGTCTTCACTTCGGGCTTGGTTTCAACCTTTGCCTCAGTAGTCGAGGCGGTCGGTGGTGTGTCTTTCTTTTTCATACAGCTGCGTAAATTTTCGTTGAACGATGAGCAACAGCAATACAAACCAGTTCGACAGATATGCCGCTACAATAGCCGCCAAAGCAGAGACATAGACATCATAGCCGAGGTAGAGCAATGCCGTCATTGTAGTCCAGAAAGTGAAACACTGAGGACACGATGCGACCTTGTCTACAACGCGGGCCATGGCTTCGGCAAGTCCGAGATGCTGGGCAAGCGTGGCGGCTATCATAGTGGCTATAGCTATCAGAACTATCATGGTTTTATGTTGTTGCAAGGGTAAGTGTTACGGGACAGTCGGAGACGAAGGTCTTGGAGCAACTGCAACACGAAACGCGTGCGATGCCGTTCTGTACGGTTCCAACTGCTATGTTTGCTGAGTTGATGGCGGTAGCGCTGAACACGGGGATGGTGAAGTCTTGCGACACCACTTGTGAGCGTGTGCAGCACGAGCCGCAGTTGCAAGGGATATAGCTTATTACGCCCTCAACGTGAATGACGATGATATACTGTGATGTGCCTACGTTGGCAATGCTCTTGACGGAGAACTTCGGAGTAAACACGGGTGTCTCGTCTACGCAAGCCGGCGTGCAGAGCTGCTGTGTGATATTGACATCATAATAAGGTGCGGCGGCGGTAGCACCTGCCGCAAGAGTGGCTACGATTATAGCCGGAATAGTACGTTTGTTCATAATCTTTTTTCTGTTTTATTATAGCGACGATGCTTGCCGCCGCTGGGTTTGTTACTCTGTTTAATGTTTCACCTGGTAGTCTTGTGTCTGCCCTACGGGGAGGTTCTTGTCGAGAAGGTCGGCAAGTTCGGCGAGGTCTTCTTCCTCAAACGTCACCATGCCTTCGAGCACCGACATCGACCCGTTGCCTCGCATCTTCTCCACAATGTCATGCGCCATCTGCGGTATGCTCTCTTCGGGTATCTGACCGAAATATCGGGCAAGCATCGGAGTGATGAGCGAGTTGACGATGGGCAGAATGAGCGGTTCGATGTCTTTCTGTAGGGCATAGTTGCCACTGACGATGCCTAACGAGCCGATGGTGGCTTGTAACGACTGAAGCATAGGCAGGCGCATAAGGTTGCCCGCAGCAATCTGCGAAATGGCGGGGCGTGCCCACTCGGACACAACCGCCGCCAAGATTTGTGAGTTCTTGTATTCCATATTTATATTTAACTGGATTACATCGTTCACTTACTGATTGCATCCGCAACCGCAACCGCAGCCGGTCTGGCATACGTTCGAAGAAGGAATGAACAGTTTGGTTACGCTCGACAAAGATGCTACCTGCGACTTGAGCACGTCGATGCTGGCGTTGGCCGCCGCATTGTATGCCATCTGCTGTGCGTTGACAGCCTGCTGTGCATCCTTGTTTGCGTCTACCTTGTCTTCCACGCGGCGCAGCTTCGTGTCGAGATACTGCGTCACCTCCACAAGTTTCTTGTCGGTGTAGTTCTCGCTCTTCTGAATGGCGAGTTCGGTCTTCAGAGTGCTGTTCTCCTGAATAAGGTTAGTCTCACTCTTAGTTACGAAACGCGCGTCGGGGTCGGCAGGGTTGGCGGTCATGCCGTTGTTTCTTCCGATGCCCAAAAGCGAGGCGCTACCTCCCAGCAGACTCGTTGCCAAGCCTGCGATGCCGAGACCCAGGGCTGTGTTGCCAAGTCCCTTGCTGGCAACATCATAGTTGCCGTCATTAGTTTTAATCTGCATAGTGTTTGTGTTTTGGTTGTTTCGTTCATTATTGAACTTGATGCAAAGGTAGAGTAGAAAGCAGAGAACGTGAAGTGTTTCTCATTAAGAGTTTTTGCTGTGAAATAAGGTATAATTTCGGCTAATGACAGCATAAAAAAGCCCCACGCAGCTAACGTGAGGCTTGACTTTTTATAAGAGATTCTAATGTCTGTCGAGGTGGAGGTACGAACTGCCCTCGCGAATCTTCCGCTACAGCAATGTATGGCACAACCTCGTCTCTGATTATATCCAGAAAGAGTTGGGCGGCTCGCTTCTGGGGCACATCTTGCATCCAATGTGCGTTACTCATCAACTGCTGCTCAAGTCCGACAATGGGGCGTGCTACAAGGGTGGGGTGGTTACGCAAATAGAGTTTTGGCATAAATGTCACGTACTTGGTTTCTTCAACCGAGGCAAGAGCTTCGTCGGGACTACTGATAATACATTTGATATTGAGCTTATGCAAATCGCGCTGAATGTACTGCTGGCAGGTCTCAAATGCACGCTCGCCAACGTCGGGCATGATGATGGGATGCTTCTGAAGGTCTTCGTACGAGACTTTCGGGAGAGCGGCAAGGGGATGGGTGTCACGCATGATGGCGTAGACGTTGAAGGGTATACAAGGTCTCGACTCTATCCCTTCGTGACTATAAGCCATATTCATAGTGAATGCAAGGTCTAACATGTGTGCCCTTAACGATTGGTTGAGAAGGTGCGCTTTGGTAAAGTCGGCGTTGATGCGCACATTAGGGTATCGATCCATAAAAATCAAAGCCGCCATACGAATATACGGCGCAATAAACGAGCCGACACCGATACGCAATTCGCCCGTCATACAATTGTTGAGGGCGTTGATTTGTTCTTTGCAGTCCTCGGTCTGCCTCAGTATTTCTTTGGCGCGAGGCAGCAGCGTCGTACCGCTTTCCGTGAGCATAATATCGTGAGAGGTCCGAATAAGCAGCTTGCAACCTAATTCGTCCTCCAGGGCACGTATATGCTGACTTACCGCCGACTGGGTTACACAGCAGCGTGTTGCAGCCGTGCTAAACGACTTCGTTTCGGCAACGAATACAAATGAACGTAAATGTCTTAGTTCCATAAATCCTATAATTTTTAGTTATTCGATGTTTGTAACAATGCAAACAAAAAAGAGTTTCTAATTGCAAATTTAAGCATATTTATTCTATTTTGTTTCAGTTTGGTATTAAAAACACTAATTATAAGATAAACACATAAGAACACTAATGTTTATAGAATAAAAAATCCCCGTATCTTTCCTTTTATATAAAGGATTGATACGGAGATTATCGTATGACAAGAGTAGTATATCTTGTATGAGCGATTACTTCTGACTCTTATTTGCCGAAGTTTCATCTTCTCCGTCGTTTACACTGAAGAAAGAAGAATTGGCGTCATCAAGAGCCTGTGTAGCGATATTGTTTTCGCTCTGAGTCTCAATATCGCTTACGCGTTTTTTGACGCAAGAAGCGAGTCCCAGCCGCCGGTCTCAGGCTCTATAATCTCGTAGCGTCCGTATGTACAGGGTTGCAGAGAACCGGACAGTTCCACCTGACGGTCGTCGTCGGGCTTCTTGCCCGTGTCGCCCTTAATGCCACCCGAAGCATACTCAAACTTGTGCTGAGAGTCGTACACGATGATGCTCTTCGCGCCATCCTGAATGATGTAACCAAGGTCGAGGTTGTTCATGGCGCGAGCTACTACTGCCGATTCTGCGTCTAAGCTTTCAAGCACGTAGTCGAGCTGCTGCTTGAAACCTTTTCTGCGGCCAAGGCTCTCGAAAGTGTGTCCCTGACTACTTTCCTTGCACTCGAATTTGTAGAGACCCTTGCCTGTGTTGAACGATTCGGAGGTCAGGGCAGGGTAGATGTTCTTTTCTGCCTTCAACGGAGCCTTGAGGTCAGCCTTGTTGAAAGCATAGACATTGATACCAAGACCGCCAAAGTTCTCCAAGCATTCATTAGCTGCGAGGATGTCCTTGAGTTCAGGACATGTTGCTTGTACTGCCATATTCTTATAAGTTTTTGTGTTGTTGTGTTGTGTTATCTAAAAGAATGGCGACGGTACGCTATATTCCGTCAGGTCAAGCGACCGCCGCCGGGATTTATAGAGACATTAGAAAACCACCTCGTGGGGTTAGCTGCCCTTTTTGAAGAACGCTGTCAAGCCCATGTTCATGCCAGTGGCAGTGAGCTGGATCTTCTTGTCCTTCTTGCCGTTGCTCCAACTGTCAAACTTATAGTTGGTGCCGTCGGTTGCCTCAAGAGTAAGAATCTGGTTAGGTGTGGTGTCGAGAGGTTTGGTGTAAGCAGAACCGTTCACCTTAACAGTGCCGTCTGGCTTCTGGCCGTCGGTGCCTGCGAGTGTGACAACGAGCTTAGTGTTGTCGTAGTCGCCTGCTACATACTCAGGAGCAACGAGCGAACCGTCGCTGACGCATAGGGCGCTACGCAAGAAAGATTTCACACCGCAACCCTGAATACTTTGGATCTGGAAAGACAGGTCTCTGTGGTCTCGGTCAGAACCGAGGCGAACACTTACGTACTGCTGGTTGCTCGTGGTGTCAACGCCATAAACAAAGTTCTTGTCGATGGTAGCGTACATACGGTCGCCCTCGCCGAAGCCTGAGATAGGACAGATAGTAACCTTTGAGAGTCCAGGCAACTTGAAGTTGTCGCCCTGATTGTAGTCTACCCGGAAATTGCCGTGGAACTTGTTGGCATAACCGGCAGAGATGTTCATAGCTGTAGTCTCGTTCATGTAGACATATGTAGGAACCTTGCGCAGACGCTCATCCCACTTCATGTGCCAAGCCAAGAAGTTGTCGTAAGGCGAAGAGTCGTCGTTGTTAGCTGGAGCGGAGATAGCCTCACAAGGAACGAGGTTGCCGTTAGCCTCCGAAATAAGGCCGTCCTCGATGTCGTGCTTGATGCAGGTGTGGAAACCGTCGTAGAGCGCCATTGCCTGATCATGAGCAGGAACACTGTCGTCGCCATTGTCGAGCGAAATGTCACCAAACCACAAGTTAGCTGCAAGGTTGTCGGCGTAGTCCTTGAGGATTGCCTCTACTGCCTGCGAGGAGAGAGGGAACTGACCCTGAGCGTCTGTACCGAATACTGTCTCACAGAAGTCGTCGATATTGCCGGGAAACTTATCCCAGGAGAGCTTCGAGGTAAGCGTACGCTCTTTCAAAAATCCAGATTCGCTGTTAATTTCGCGGTGAACGTCCTTACGACGTGTGGTGCCACCCTTGCGAATGAACAAGTGGAAGGTACGCTTGAACTGAACACCAGTGATGATGCCGATACCAAGGCGGTCCATCTCTTCTGCATCCGAATAACCCGGACCCATTACAATTTCCTTAGAAACCTCCTCGGCTACGTGCTGAAGCGCGTCAAGGCCGATAAAATCTTTAGGTAAATTTGCCATAATTGTTGTGTTTTTGTGTCTTTGTTAATGTTTTTGTTGTTTGTGTTGGTTGAGAGTTTTTACTTCTCTTCCTCGCCATGCAGGAAGCGCTGGAAAGCAGCCTTTCGCTCAACGTTGGTCTTGTACTTGCTACCATCAAAGGTACGCAAGGATTTGACCTTTACTCCCTCGCCATTGTTCTCAGGAGCCTCGCCGCTGTTCAGCTCTTCGCCAGCCTCATTGGTGAGGGCAGCAAGCTGAGCCTGCTTGTCGGCAATGGTCTGCTCGGCTGTGGCGAGTGCGTCCTTAGCGCCCTGAAATTCGATTTCGGCCTTCTCCTTTGCCTCGGTGAGAGCTTTCAACTCGTCGTCCTTCTTAGCAATGGCTTCAGTGTGCTGCGCGTTAAGGTCGTTTAGTTCTTTACTGTGAGCCTCCTTAGCCTGGGCAAGTGCGTTCTCCGCGACTGCCTTTGCTTCGTTGGCTGCGTTTACCTGGGCGGAGAGTTCATCGAACTTGCCCTGCAATTCCGCGAGAGCGTTCTCCGCTGTAGTGACTTTCTGCTCTGCGTCAGTCACCTTCTGCTCAGCTTCCTTCATGTGAGCTTCGAGAGAGTCAAGAAGCGAGGCGTTCATGTACGCGCCCTCTTCCGTAACGGCTATCTCGCCAGCCTGCAATCCGCAAGCAGAACAAATCAATGGGTAATTCTCCATGTTTATATTTGTGTTTGTGTTGGTTGCTTCGGGTTTCTGTTCCGGCTCGTTAGTGGGATCGACTTCGGGCTCCGGCTCCGGCTCGACAGTCTGCTCGCGACTAATAAGTTCGGCTCTACCATCATAAAGTTCAAAGGTGTGCTGCACTACTCCCATGAATGATGACTGACCGTCCATCAAAACGCCCTTCACGTCCTCTGCGTTAAAAACCTTGCCTTTCAAATGCTCGTCTTTTGCGTTAGGGCAAGCTTTTTTGACATCGGCGCGGAACTCAACGCCAAGATCGGCAAGTTCTTTGATAAGTTCCTTGTCATCATCCTTATTAGCGATGTCGCGGTAAGCCTTGTTCTTGTCAAATGACTCAGGGTCATAAAGCTCATGGTAGGTCTCGTCGGTGTACTCGTCTTTCGCTCCATCGGGCAAAGTGTAGAACGCTGCCATTACACCGATACAACCAATCTGATCTTTCGGGTTCATGTAATAGCGCTCGTCGCAAAGCGAAGCGAGGTACATTCCAGCCGAAGCGCAAAGACCATCAACCAAGGCTATAACTTTCTGACCCTTTGAGTGGGCATAGTCTATGGCAAGAGCATAATCGTTCTTTGCCCAAGCAGAACCGCCAGGAGTGTTGATGATGAAAACGTGACCGCGACAAAGAGGATGATCGGCTGCTCGCATCATCATGTCACGGTGGTCGATAGAACCATACGAGCAATAGCCGCCGTTGCGAGTGATGGGACCGTCAACAGTAAGAACCGAAACGAAAGGAAACGTCTGCGCATACTCGTCATCAGCAGGGAGGTCCAGACACCAGTTGCCTCTCACCTGCTTACCATCCTCCGAAATCTGATATTCCTCTGGATAATAGGTCTTGCCCTTGGCATCATTTGCTGTGACATATCCGCAGTTCTTCTCCGGCTTGATGAAGACCGCATGAGTGTTTAGATTGTGCTCAAGCGACTTGCGAATACCATGCACGAAGTCGGGACTAACCATCCACTTCTTTTCGGTAAGTATTTCAAATAAGCCTTTCATTAGTAAAATCTGTATTTGTGTTGTTATCCTGAATACAACCTTTTTACCTGGTTGCTAAATGTTGCGGAGGATGGACTCGAACCATCGACCTCTTGGTTATGAGCCAAGTGAGCTGCCAGCTGCTACCACTCCGCTGTGTTGTTATCCGTATGCAAAATTAAAGACCGAAGTTTTTAGTGTTAGGACAAAAAAGCCGCCATTCTCACGAACAGCGGCTCTAACGTAATACTATAAGGTAAAAAAAAATGACTCATTCTATTGTTATTCTCGAAGCGTGATAGGTATCGGCTCCGAAAGGGCTTGAGTAGTGGCGGTGAAGGTTCGTGCCAACTCCATCTGGCTGCTGGTCAGAGTGCCGCCCATAACAAAGGTATGAGGCAAAGAGTAGCACAACTGCAGTGAACCATCTTCCTTTCGTAATACCACATAATAGTCTTTTCCTTGCATACTTCGGTAGGCTTCACGCACATTTTCGCCTCCATCTACCACATTTGCACTAATATCATAGGTATATATGGTGCCATTACCCTGCTTGGCAAGCGTCACCTTTACACTAAGATTCTCAACAACAACGAAGTTCTCGCCACTCGTAGCCAGTCGCAAGGTTGGCTCATCGGGCAATTTGCAATCGTTAATATATAAAACTTGCGCCATGCTGAATGGTATGGGAAAAACGCAAGAGTCCTTTGGGTAAAACATCACATCAGTGATGCCGTCAAGGAACAATTCTCTACATTTATTGTTAGTCCGCATTTTTGTACACTTAAAAAGGTTGTTTTTTAACTTGTTTTAAATTTTAAATTAACTCTTGTTTACATAACTTCAATCGTCAAACAATACATCATCTACGAAGTAAACCTTCTCGCTGTCATCTATATACTGCATATCAGCACACGAGTAAGCTTTAAAATTGCTATGGTCTGAGGTCAACCATCGGTTGATGATACGACGCAGGGTGTCTTTTTCGTTCTCGTTCTGATCTATGCCGTAGCGCATCAAGAAACGCTCAAGCATGGCTGTTTGACGTCGGCAAATGATACGCTTGTTTGATGTGCAATAATCGAATGTGGCTAAAGCCCACTCTACGACGCTACGCTTAAAATCATCATTTAGCATGATAAGCAACTGACGGATGCCGCGTGTGCTCAAATTCCATGCCGGCGTAACCTGGCGAACCACGTCAACCACCTCTACCTCCGAAGGCAACTTTATGCACAGATAGTCTTCATTGTCACTCTTAGCGTAATCTTGCCTTCCACTAAGCCGCTGAACCTCGCCAAAAGACAAGTATTCATGCGGATCGCGCTTTGTAACAACTTCGCCACCATTGGGATGTTTGCCCTGCATCATGTTGCGCCACTGCTGGTGTGAGAAACATTGCGGATTCACTTTTTGCGTAACGGCAGGAATATTGGTTATATGCTTGCGCAAGACAAAGTGGTGAGGCATATACGGGCTGAACACCAACGGCTCGTCTTTTGCAAGTACGTGCTTCGGGTCGCGGTTGCGAAAGAACTGGCAGCGACTGGAGGGTAGACGAAAGTAGATATTAGGCATGGCTTATTACTTTTGTTTAGGTCGCTTATAGCGGCTCATTATTAAATCAGTGACGTTGAAACAATTGCGCAGAGCGTCGTTGGTTACGTTGTTCGACTTCATTTTGCCGGAAACTTTCTCAAATATCTCCATTTCGTTGCGATTGAGATTCTGGCAGAGCTTCGCAATGTCAATATAGCAGCCTCCCGACTCGGTATGAGCAATAAAACTCAGATCGAACTTAGCATGACAACCAAAGAACTGGTTAAGGCCTTCAATGAGGTCTGCTTCAGTATAGGTCTTTTCAGCAGGGTGTATCTTGCGATACTTTGCGGTGTACGTCTTCAGTCGTTTCTCTATATACTCGTTTATGGAATCAGAGTAATCAAAATAGAGCTTCGCTTCTAATGAGTCGGCATCATCACGGCGAGCCGACTTGAAGAATCCTCGCAATTGGGTAAGAACCTTCAATACGGCGTCAAACTGATTGAACTCAATGCTGCCGTCGAACACCTCACGCATATCAGCTTTCACATCGGTAACGATGCTTTCGAGCATATCGGCGAGAAACGTGACCTTATCGAGATTGGCAGACATGCGGTTAACACGTTCACGCATACCGTCTTTCTTGTAGTCAACATAATACTTCAGCAGAGTGCTGAACGAAAGAAAATCATAGCCGACATCAGAGTGCAGGTTGGTCTGAACGATTGAAGAATACATGATGTCTGCCAACTTGCGATCGTGCTGCTGAATAGTTCTCACGAGGTTAATCATCTCGCTTGAACCTGGACGCAACCGTTCTGCAGACTTCACAAGACGGTTGCGCTTCTCAACAGCTTCACTATAGTCGGGGTTATGAAAGAGAACATCCAATGTTTCGGCATACTTGCCCGGAGGTACATCTTTGAAATCGAAAGAGTAGATTGTGGGCTGATTGCGCACAAGCTGCTCTCTTGCTTTGATAGGGTTGGATTTAGCCATAATTTATGCTATTTATCATAAGGTCGGTTATTCGTAAATTTTCTAACGCTCATCACCATCACCGGCAATGACATTTCGCTGCTTGCGAGAGGCCAGTTTAGCGAGGTTTTCTTCTGCCACTTCTTCGAGCGTAACACCCATCACCTTAGCAAGCCCCGCAGTCTGCCAAAGTATGTCACCAATTTCTGAGAGCATAAGGTGTCGTTCTTCATCAGAAATATTCCACATCTGTGTATGCAGAATTTTGCCTTCCTCGTCGCGCTGCATTGTAGTGATATGCAGCTTGCCCTTGCGCATGTGCTTGCCAGCCTTGCTTGCGAACTCACCAACCTCACCTACGAGATTGGCAAGCATATAGAAAAGATTGTCACTTTCAGGCATACAAGTGCTCATAGCCTTGTCCTGATAGTCGTTTAATGTTAAATTTGGCATAATATTATATTTTTGTTTAAATCTCAAAGTCAGGTAAATACACACGCATACGCTCCAGTATCTTATTGCGTATCAGTTCTGCCACCAGATGCGCATTAGGATGCGGTTTGCCGGTTTTGCCGTGATAGCGAAGGTCTATAATCTCTTTCCACTCGGCGATGGTGTATGTATACGCCACCACCGTGTAGGTATCAAGAGGCAGAACACCACGTGCATCTTCCGACTTTAAGCCCAACTTTAGAAGTCGGTTATATCCCCACTCACAAACTCGGCATACAAAGCTATATACCATGCGCTGCAGACGTGTGCCGTTAAGATACCAATGTGGACGCGCTATCTGTACGCCACCTTTCTTTTCAAGGTTACAATAGCGCGTACTCTGCTCAGCAATGCTGTTGGGAGACTTGCGATTCAGCTCACGCGACGTGCTTATCTGCGTAGTGACGGCAAATGTCATACGTAGAATGGCAAAAGCCGACTCGCACTTATACTTCAACGCCTTCTCAATGAACTCTTCTTCGGTTACGGAGTATTGTTTCAACGACTCAAACATATCGTCGTTCTCAAGCAAGACCTGCAGATTAGCACTAATCCAAACCTTGTGGTCCTTCGTGGCATAGTCGATATAGGGAGAAGCGTTTAGGTATGCCCAGACGTAGTTTGGAAATCCTTTTTCGTTGGGCATAAAGAAGTATCTTGTGCCATGTCGGTACATCGAGCGGTGTCCGCTTTCCCAGAAGCCCTTGCAGCGTTCTTCGTCACGCTTCTGAATGAAGGCTTCCGCTTCCTCTGCCGGCATATTCTCGTCGGGCTGCTTACCCTTTGACTTGTAACACACCCTGCCTACTCGTGCAATGTGCTGCGACAGATTCTCCTGCTGCCACCACTCCACTGAACTGCTTATCAATTTCATTGCTTACGAATCTTAATTTGTTATTTAATAAATAGTGCATTCTCATTGCCACAATCGTTTTTATTGAATCATGTATCTTACGCGCAAAACTTCGTCACGCAGATCACCAGGCGAATCGTTGTTAAAGATCACAGCATCGTAGAACGACAAAGGTAGACGTTTGCGCCGCTTGTCGCGTGCCATGCGTTCAGGGGTAACACCTCGGCGAAGCCGGGTGCGTTCCTTTGCCGACACACAAATCTTGAACAGTTCTATGTCAGGAAACTTCTCGCAAAGCGACTTCAATCCATCTTCGTCGATTACATAAATGGCTTTGTCGCCCACCTGCTCTACGGTGGTCCAATATTCATAACCGCCATATTGCGTATAAGCCAGCATATTGTCATGCGGCACATCGCACTTCTCCACAAAGTGATGCTCCACGCCGTCAATCTCGCCTTCACGCTTCGGGCGAGTTGTATATGAGCATATCACTTTATAATCGCCCAAATCGGACAGCATCCGAGCAACTGTATCTTTTCCTGCACCACTCGGGCCAGTAATCGTTATCAGTTTCATATTCTTTTTATTTAGATTTTACATTACAAAATCGAATATTTCACGAATACGCAGCAAAGAGAACTATCCATAAATCTCTTGCATATCTTCCCGCGAAAGTGTTACATTATTAACTTTGCAAAGTTTGAAAAACGAGTTCGCGGTTACAGGATTATCTCCTTTATAACTTCCGAACGAGCGCCAAGGCGAAACGAAATCCGATTCTCGGTGTCCGTGGTTTACATCGAGCGGGCGAAATCGAGACACGCGCTTCCACATGTCGTAGCCTTCAACAGTATCAATGCAGTAAAGCGACATTCCGCATTTGAGCCAGACAATATATTCGCCATGCCCTCCACAGATATTCACTCCTCTCTCTTCTATTTTACGGACAAGCACGCGCGCCTTGCGCAGCACAATGTCAGGTGTGTCATTCATCCATCCGCCAGATTGTCTCGGCTGGCGGTCTAAAGAAGGATCTCCATTTTGCTTTTGATTGTCAAACACTCGTTTCGGCAATGGTGATATGGCAACCAAATCATCAACGCCCTTGTATGGCACCACGCGTTCATTTATATATATATGCTCAGGATCATCCCATGAAGCAAAACGCACGCGGCCGATGTTGCTACATGCTTTGTCAAGACTGATGCCGATGGCAGCATACTCCTGCAGTAATGCTCTAAACTGCTGCTTGTGGCGGTCGGGGTATGCCAAGCGTACCAAACCAAAATAGCCGCTACCCGAACATGAACGCATAAGCAGTCCCACTTCTGGGCGATGACGCAATACCATGAGGATGTTTTCAAAATTGCTCAAGCGGCAGTTGTCTGCCAAGTCAATGTCAATGGCGAGCCAACCAGTATGCTGCTTGAGATGACTTTCACGTCGGCTAACCATGACACGCTGCCCCGGATGGGTAAGACTATCATCTTCGTAGAGAGCAAACAGGCCGCTAAGTGTAGCACCGGGCAGCATCTTCTTCGTTTCGATGTACTCCGGCATCTTCTTTGCCTTACTGCCCAGCTCTTGACGCATTGCACGCAGTCGCTGCACATACGGCTTCCATCTATCCGTTAGACAGAACTCACGGATAGTCATCTGTTGAATGCACTCGCCCGTCTCACGATCAACAAAACGGCCCTCGGCATCGGTTGACTCTTTATATACTGAGCAAATCTCGTCAAACATATTTTATAAGTAGAAATAACTGGGTTACTATATCAGTTGCAAATTTAATAATTAAAACTGAAATAAACAATAGTTCGGCTATCTTTTTCTTATGTTAGTTATGTTTAGACTTTTAAGCCTTCAAAAGTCCAGTTTTTAGTTTTAGAGTTCATTTTTTAAAAAAATGCCGAAAAATGAAAAGTCCATGATTTTGAAAAACACCTCCGCTGTCCACCTAAAATCCACCTCGTGACCACCCAATGAATTTTTCAAAAAACGATTTAACTTTCTGATTTTCCGCTACTTATCTATTAAAAGTTTAAAAATGGGGTAATTTTTTATATATCTATACGAGCGCAGAGAACAAAAAAATATATAAAAATAGTAGAAATATGGCTTTTTATATCGTTTTCCAGCGCTTATTTGCCTTTCTTTATCTCCTATAATTCATTAAATGTCAGCTATTTACGCCATAGGCGTTAATGCTACTAACTATATTGTTAGAGTTGGGGAGTTTTGAAAATGGGAGAGAAAGAAAATTGGCAAAATTTATATATAGTAGTAGCGTTATTGAGTAGATTTTTGGACTTTTAACGAGTAGATTATATGTAATGTCCATGATTATTAAGGAGTTATAAAAGTATATAGTTTTGAACTTTTGGGGCAGAAGTTTTATTCTTGAATAAGTGAGAAAACGGAAGAAAAGCGAGTGAAGAGCAAACGAAAAGGTCGCCTCGCCTAACGGCGCGACGACCTGATAAATGCTTCACTAATTGCGAAAGTAGCGCAAGACAAATGCTTTGCAGCTTGCGGAAGGCTATTTATTCTTCATAAACTGATTAGCTTTTGTCATGCTGTCGTAGAGCTTGCCACGGCCATACATATCAATCTTTGCCTCGATAGGTTGCTCTAAGCGTTGCAGGAGCGTGTTTACGGCTTGCAGGAGGGCGATGTTAGTAGTGGCTTGGTTAGACACCATTTCGTCGGTTACGGAAGACCCTGCGGCGATTGTAGGACTTGTTTCGGAGATATTGCCAATGTCGTAAGCACGGCGACCGGAATAGTTGCGGTCGTAGTTGACAAGAGCCTTCAGAAGTTGCGGATTGTTCATCATCATGGCTTGTGTGGTCTCACGTCCGATTACAAGCTCTGGACCTTTCTCGGCCACCAGCGACGGATGTCCGTTGATAGATGTCGCCGTAGGCCGTGTAAGGAGTGATACGCCGTCGTGCGGCTTGTTGTCCTCTGTTGCCCAGTAAAGACTACCATCGCTTCCTACGAACGGGCGAAGGTCTTGCACGTTGCCGGAGTCGTAGGTAAGCATACCAGAAGTAACCTTAGTATTTGGACCCTTGGTTGAGTTTTTCTTCTTTCCTCCACCAAGAGCTGAATTTAAAGCCCACTGAAGAAGTCCCATAAGGGTAGACATAACTACGGCAGCGGCAATCGGACCAGCAATCGGACCTAAGAACTCAAAGCACTTAGCCATTGCACCAGCAATAGAGAACGTAACCTCGCCTTGGGTGCGATTCGCATCCGACTTTAGAGTTTCGTCATTGTTCTTCTGCTTGGCAGTGAGAGTTGCGTTAAGGCCCGCCTCGGTAGCGTTCGTGATTGTCTGCTGTGCTACAACAGTACCTTTGCTTTGCTCTTTATTACCTTGTTCCGTCGTAGAAGTTATGTTCTTGACTCCCTTACCGGTAGCCTTTTCACGATCAGAGAGACCTTTTTTCGTTTCCTTGGTAAGGTCTTTTTGATGTTTCTTCTCTTCCTTGAGCTGCTTATTCCTCTCTTTCTTACTCTTTGAAGTTTTTTTAATCTGAGCGTTAAGAAGAGCATCCGCGCCACTCATAGCAATGCCAGTAGCAGCGTCGCCAAGACTACTGCTACCTGTAACTGCACCGGCTACAGAAGATCCTGTCTGTCCAGCCATCGACGTGCCCACCTGACCGCCAAGACTCTTAACTTCCTTGTTGTAATCATTAATAGTTCCGTCCGGGTGGCGTTTCTTCCACGCTGATGGAGGTTCGTTAGATTGGGGAACGCTGCCATTCGGATTAGGCAAAGGCGTACCATCCTCTTTTGTATAAACAGCATCGCCAGATTTGTTTTCGTAATGGTCGCCCGCCCAGCGCACCCACAAAGGATTTGACTCCGTACCGAAGTTACGCCAATCAATGCCGTTTAGATCGGTATAATTCGCTTTTGCATTGGCACGCGCTGCGTCAATGTCGGGCTGTGCTTTCTTCTTACCTCGCTTGGCACCAGCATCGTTGATGGCTTTCCACATCTGCGTGTTCACATCGTTAAGAGCCATCTTCGCCCAGGATTCAAGCATAGACTTGAGGGCAGACTTTATCGCGTCATTTGCACTCTCTGCATCATAGCGCATTTCGGCAAGAGCCTGTCCTACAGCTGCACCGAAGTCCTCGATGGGCTGTACGAGTTCCTTCATCTGCGAGAGGCGCGACTTCATAGCTGTTGCCATCTGATTGGCATAGGCAAGTTCCGCCTCCTGGCGAGCACGTTCGGCTTCGTCGATAAGCTGCTTGTTCTTCGTGTTACGTTCTACAAAGGCGTAATAGTCTTCAGCAGCTTGCATACGCGCCTTCATTAGTTCTATCTCAGGGTCGGCTGTGAGGTTGGCGAGACCGAGATTAGAGAGAAGGTTTGTACGTTTACCGAAAAGGTTACTCTCGTTTTGCATCTTGCGCAGTTTTGCTTGCTGGGCAAGATTGCGCTTATTGGATGACCACCAGAAATCAACGATTTTCTTTGCCGAGTCGTACTTTTTCTTTTCAGCTTCCGCGTAATTATCCGAATACTGTATAAGATTCAAGTAAAAAGCCTTCCAGCTTTCTTCGCTTTCGCCCAACGATTCCTTAATACGAGCAGCCATACCATCGGGATCGTCGCCAAAGAGCATCTTCATTAACATTCCCTTACCATCCATTGTTGATACATCAATGGTATATAGCTGGGCGAGTCCCTTGCGAGCTGTCTCGTACATATCCTTGATAGCTTTTCTGCGCTTATCAAAAGCAGACGTATCAAGGACCTCCTTTCCGTCAACCATTTTCTTTGTGACAGTAGTCTCTTCCTTCGTAGGCGCGGCATAACCCATTTCGTTGAAGTTGTCATACGAGTTCTGCTGAACAATGCCCGTGTAGTCATGCTCCATAACAATCTTACGGCGTGCCTCCATCTGCTTGAGCTTCATTTTCAGAATTTCCTGCTCGCTACGAGTGGCTTTTGCAAAAATCTCTGCCGTGATGGAGTTCATGGACAAACCGAGATTTTTACCCAACTGCTCCATGAGTTTGCGTAGATTGTCGATGTTGTTGTTTAATATACCGTCAAGCAAATCTTTTGAAAGGTTTATGCCCGTTTCATCCTTTTGCTCCACCATATCAGCAGCCATCATCTTCTTCGCATCCTCCCACTCATTCGGTTTACCTGCAACAGCAAGACGCACCTGCGAACGAGCTATTTCTTTGTTTTGCCTCAAAGGAAGAACAAACTGCTCCTGCTCGGTCTTGTCCATATTGAGAGATATGGCTTGAGCCAACTTAGCGTTAATCTGACGGTCGTAGTAGTTGTTCACGTCATCCATGATAGCCTTCGCCTGATCCTGCTTCTGCTTCAGTTCCTCACGCCAAGCACGCTCACGGTCGCGCTGGTCTCGCTTTTCCTGTGCAATAGCGTCCTTATCGGGAGCTTCCTTTTCGAGAGTGCCGGGATCTTCTTCGGGGTAAGGAGTATAGCCTTTAGGAAACCACTTCTGATAATTGTCTTCAATATCCTTTTCTTTTTTTCTTCTTCTACCCGTAGCATTAGCGTACCAACGAGAATATCTCAACAGATCTAAGAGTTTGTACTGCATCTGACTATCATCAGAATTAATACCCGCCTTTCCTCCGTCATAGGTATCTCGATAAATATAGCCATCCTTACCAAGTTTCCAATTAAAGCCGTCTTTCAAGCCCGACTTGTTTTTAGGCATCTTTTTAACCAAATTCCAAAAGAGAGCATTACCGTTCGCACCCTTGCTAACCCATCGATCTATATCAGCGAAAGAAACCCCAAGTTTGTCAATGCCCAATTTTTGAACCTGGGCCAGCAAAGCGTTGGCAGCCGTATCTCTATCCGCATCAAGTTTTGGCAGAGCTTGTTGCTTCGCTTTCTCCATCATACGATAGTAAGTAGCCCTCTGGGCCTCTTGCGCTAACTCTGAATAGTGGTCGCGCAAATCCTTTACGCTCTTAATCTCAATGCCGAGGTTTGAGATATACGAGCGGAAATCCTTGTTGAATCGAGATATGAGACCTTGACGCTCCTTTTGCGAAAGGTTCGACTCGCTCATCATTCGCTTATAGTTTTCGAGCTTCTTGTTAAGATTTGCAGTTTCCACAGCAGCCTTACCGAGGGTGGATCGCCATGCGTTTGCCTGTTTCTCAGCTTCTTTCGCTGCTTCAGCAGCTTCCCTTGCACGTTGTGTATATCCATATATAGCGCCTGCCACGCCGATAATGACACTCGCAAGAGCTATCCACGGATTCAGCTTCATTGTCTTGTTTAACGTGCTTTGCGCTGCATTGGCCGTGAAGAGAGCTCTTGCATATTGAAACATACTCTTTACCGCTACACCCAGTGCTTTCAAGTATTGCCACAGAAGGCTCAATCCAGAATAAAGACCCTGCGAAGCCATATATCCAATGATTACCGGCAAAAGGGTCGCTACGGCTTTCAAGGCTGCAAGGACCATCTGTAAAGCAATCTGCAACGTACCTTTCAACAATGGGCTGTTTGTCATCGTTGCCGACATTTCATACCACCATTCTGCCATGCCCTTTACAGCGTCCACACCATCAGGATTGACAAACGCCTTTTCCCAAAGGTTATTGGCTCTTTCGAGAATACCGATGGCCGACAGCTGCTGCATCGAGTATTCCTTGCCTACAGCAGTGGCTTCACGGAACGCCTCTTCCGACTCGTAGAGATGATCCTTCAGAATATCCACGTTCTTCGACATCGTAACCATAGCGGTAACGAGTTGCTGACCGTCGGAGCCGAGGTCTTTGAAAATGCCACCCAAGGCGTTCATATTACCCTTGTCGCGCATCTTCTCAAGTACAAGCACGATGGCATCCATAGCGTGACCCGACGCATAGAGGTTCTTAATGGTCTCATCAGGTATGCCAAGTTCCTTTGCAATAAGGTTGTGGTTTTTCTGCAAAGCTACTATAAACTTACCCATAGCGGTAGAAGCCACCTCCGGCATAAGCATCATCGAAGAACTTGCCGAACCGAGGGCAAGCAACTGGTCGGTGGTGATACCCGCGGTACGAGCAACACCCGTCAGTCGCTTTGAAAATTCCACGATGTCGTTGGAAGTAGATGTGCTCGTAGAAGACAACTTAAACATGGCAGAGCCTGTAGCCTCCATTGCCTTCTCGATACCCATTTTCGGAATAAGTCCCATAACTTCCACCATCTTAGAAAGTGCCGGAAGAGCTTCCTCGCCCATCTCCTCACCAATGGCTACATTGATTTGATCCGCGGCTCTTACGAACTGGGCCATACCTTCAACACCATACTTGCCCATGCCGAGCTTCGCGCCCTGATACGCGAGCTGTGCCAGTCCATCCACAGAAGTTCTGGTGTCAATTTTGCCCAACTCAGTAGAGAGTTTTTTTACATCCTCCATCGTCAGGCCACTGACCTTACGGATGTCGGTCAATGAGCCCGAATACTCAAGGTTCTTCTTGATGGCACCCGTTACGAGGTCTTTGATATGATTGAATACAGAAAACAAGCCGACGTATGCCGTGAGGTTCTTTAAAGCCGTATGCCATGCTCCACCCTGCTTGTTGGCTGCACCCGTCACCTCGTCGATGTTCTTCTTCAGCTCCTTCATCGACTTCTGCTTATCGGCAAACTCCTTGCTCTTGGTGTTGATTTGGTTTAGTTCCTCTTCGAGTTGCTTGTAAGCACGGCGCAGTTCATCAAGGGAAGCCTTGCCTTGCTTGCTACGAGTGAGAATGTCGTTGAGGGCACTCTGCGACATGCGAGTGCCCTTAAGAGTCTGTTCGAGCATGGAGTATTGGCGACGGAGGTCGGCCACATACTTGCTGCCAGCAGGAAGTTGCTGTATCTTCTGCTGTATCACCTCCATCGCACGCTTGATGTCCTCGCCAGTAGCCTTGTTTGGCGCAGCTAACACCTGTTTTGCCTCGTTCCAGCTCATTGCGACCTTCTGCGCCTTACCCGACACTGCCTCCAGTCGCTTCTCTATCTCTTGAAGGTCACGGTTGTAAGAATCAATCTCTCCAGTCTTGCCGATGGCTGTCTTGTCACGAGCTTCCGTAAGTGTTGCTTTAGCACGACGCAAATCCGAAGCAGAGGCATTGTCATCACTTACCGTTTGACGTGCCTCTGCCACGTTCATCTTGCCCTTGCGTCTGTCTTCCTCGGCTTCAAGCCGCTTCAATGTAGCGAGGTTCTGCTGATAGCTGGCATCCGATTTTTGCAGCGAGCCCACAAGGTCGCGCTGCTGCTTGATAGCCTTGTCGAGCCATTGGTCAGACTGGTTGGCGACATTCTTCAATCCTTCAGCTATTTTGACATATTGACCCTCTATAAGGCGTATCTCATCGCCCACCTGCTTCATCTTCTTACGTACCTCCTCGGCTTGCGCCAAGTCGTCCTCAGATAACTTTTGCAGTTGACGACGACCATCGCCCAGAGCCTTGCGGAGGTTTTGAAGCGAGGTGGTAGAAAGGTTTTTAAGCGCATGGTCGAGACGCTCAGTGTCCTTGATGATATTCGTCTGGTAGTTCTGTAAAGTCTTGTAAACGCTTTCGAGTCCAGCCTTACGCTCCTTGAAGTCGGGAGCGTCCTTGTCGAGATGATCTATTTCCTCTCTCACAGACCTGGCCTTGTCGCGCAGGGCTTCGAGCACCTGAATGGCTGCCTTGCCGTTCATCGAGAGGATTACTTCTGTCTTTAGATTTGCCATATTCGTTTTTGTGTTGAATTAAAGTTAGAAATCAGACTTAGCGTGTTCGCCCATTCCTTCCAAGGCATGAATAATGTCGATGCCACCCTGATAGCCGTAGAAATCAGCAAGATAGTTGCGGTAGCGGTCGCGCAGTCGGCGAATGGTACGCATGATGGCAGGACGGTGCGACTTACCCTGCTTACGGTCCCATTTTCCGCGGATATACCTCTTGGCGTTCTTTGCCGACCGTGTGCGATCCACGTCGCTTGCATGAATATGAACGTCACCAGTCAGACCCACACCAATATCCACATAGCGCAAATAGTCGTTGTAGCGAATACCCACCGTAAGCAATCCCTTCTGGTCATCGGCTTGATAAATATGGCCCTCAAACGACTTAGTTCCCTCGCCAGTGGACCACCACATGCCGTGCTTCTTGCGGTATTGGTTAATCTCCTCGTAGCCTCGATACACCTCAGTGGGATAAATGCGCTGCACTTGCATGTTCGCCTCTATATCCATCAAGGCTTGGTCGAGATACAACGGAGCTACCCGCGACAGAGGCGCAAAAGGTTTTTGTACAGGAGAAATGAAACGTGCCATACCCTACCCTCCTATCCTTTCGTGTTGTCCTTCGGCACGATATACTTGCCGTTGCTGCCACACTCGAAGTTGTAGAGTGGTTGCAGACTCTTCCAGTCCATGCCCACCACGAGCCATTGTCCGGCGTAGATGTCGCCCACCATGCCGAAGGAAATTGAACTGGTGTCGATGCTTTGCAGCTCTGCCATCACTACGGCATCGTCGGCAAAACTGCGCTTTGTGACGGGACAGCGGCCTGTGCGCTTCACCTCGATAAGCCATGAAATAAGGTCTTTGCAGTAGTCGGTGAGGTCGTTGGCCGTGCGCTCTATCTTGTTGCCGTCGTAACGGCCAAGGGTCTGCGGCGTGTCCTTCACCTTGGCAAGAAACCACACCTGGTGAGAGACAGATGCCTTCTTTGCGTCAACAAGTTCGCCGGTGGCCAGTACACTGTATAGCATACACGGTGAGTGAACGATGTTGGCGTTTCGGGAAAAAATGTTCTCAAGGTCAATGTAGCGGATGCGGAAAAAACTCTGATCTTCGAGGCGCTCGCTCTCGGGGTTATGAGATAGGGGCTTATAGATGGAAGCCCAATGCTCAAGAATATTGCTTATTGTCATAATGCTGCTTAGTTTTGTTTTGTCATTCTTTCGCTGTTTCCTCCGCTTCCTCCTTATCCTTCATCAGTTCTTTCAGTTTCACATTGAAGTGGCGCTCGGTTTTGTCTGCGACAATCTTCTGCAGCACTCTCGCCCATGCGGCGCCGTTGCATGTACTCTCGTTTTCGAGGATAGAAACGAACTGCACAAGGCAGTACATGGCGGTGAGTTGATTGGCAAGGTGGGTGTTCATATAGCCCAGGATGTTGCGGTCGAGATACGAGGCGAGACAGATGCACATGATGAGCACGGAGAAGGTCCACACCATCTTCACCATCTTCTTTGAGCGCAGCTTGCCGTCCATCTTACACTTCGGGTTGCGCTTTATCTCCTCACGGTATCTTTGGTAGATGCGACGGTTGCACCGCCAAGCCGTATAGCAGTCGATAATGAGAGCGAAGAAGCACACGGTGATAAAATTGATCGAGGGCTCTATGTGAACCCACAGCAAGCCGAGCACTGCGGCAATAGCTCGCGAAAAGTAGAATGGATTGTTCATGTTTCTGTGTTGTGTTTTTGTGTTGTTGTCCTGAATCTTTCTACCACAAAGTTACTTATAAGATGCTACGCAATACGGACATGGTGGGTACGGGAGATTAAGTATGTCCGTATGGGGGAAAAATAACATCGTAACTTTAAGGCAAGAAACACAAAAAACTAATGATGATATGTCAGGACTTACACAAAACACGCTCGCCCGCATTGACAAATGGCTGAGCTACGGCACAAGCATGCAGACGGCGTTCCCGAAGCTGGAGCAACGCTACCGTATGCAGGTATGCTCGGAGTTTTACAAACGCTGGGTGCAAAACAAAGACATCGACCCTCGGACGGTGTGCCGCAATATCGCCCGACGCGACTATGAGATGTTCTTCAACCAGGCGGCGCAGGGCAACAAGGAGGCGCAAGAATATGTGCTTGCGCTGAAAATTACGCTCGACGATGAGGGCAATATTTGTCCGCGTACCGTTACGGAGCTCAACAACGATGTGCTGGTATGCAACCACCTGATACGTTTCTTCCAAACCGACGAGAGTCCGCGACACAAGGCTATGTATCTGAGCAGTGCCGAGTGGTTGATACGCACGGGTAAGCAGCAGAATAACGATCGTGCAGTAGATAAAGGTATGCAGGCCCTGGCTAACGTGTATGGCAACTTTCAGGAGGAGAAGGACGCTACAGACGAGATGCCGGACATGAGTCGCGTTGCCATCACGCAGGACGTAAGCATCGTCAAGCGCGACCGCGTAAACTACACCGAGGAGGAGAAGCAGCGCATGGCTCGCAAGTATGGGCTTACCACAAAAGACCTCCAGGAAATCGAGGATGAAGAACTGCTCAGTGGCGGAAAGCCGGAAGAACCGGATTACTTTGAATACATGGAAGAGAAAGAAGATTCGCATGATAAGGAAATGCACTGCGATACGAGTTCGAGCAAAAATATAATACTGAAGAAAACAAAATATAAATGATAATTGGACTGGTAGAGGAGATTTATGAAAAGTCATGTTGGACGCCGCCCGATCAGACTCCGTTCGCCGTCCGATTGGATTGCGTTCGCCGTCCGATTGGATTGCGTTCGCCGTCCGCTCGGATTGCGTTCGGGTAACGATGACTTTTCGTGAGTTCTTTAGCATGGCACGCTGCCTTCTATTTGTCTAAATGCCGACTTTGATAGTAAAAATATAATAATACAAATTTATAAATAAATGAATATCAAAATTACGCTTGCCGAAGCCTTAAACCATGCTTCGGCACGATTGCGAAAGAAAATGCTTCACTCGGTGGAATTATTGCAAAAGGCGGAGAAGATAGCTCTCAACTATGATGCCGAGCAAGGCTATTTTTGGCGTTTAGCGGCGGCAAAGACTCTCAGGCTCTCTACCATATCGCACAGTTAGCGGGGGTGAGGTTTCAAGGTCACATGAATCTTACGAGCGTTGACCCGCCCGAAGTGATACGCTTCGTGAAGAAAAACTATCCCGAGGTGGAACTAAACAAACCTGGTAAATCCATCTTTCAAAGTGCCGTAGAAAGACAGATATTGCCGACGATGCGTGTACGTTGGTGTTGCGCCGAATATAAGGAAACGGCAGGTGCTGGCAAGGTTACGCTTATCGGCATACGTAAGGCAGAGAGTTCGCGCCGGGCAAAGCGCAACGAGGTGGAGATAAACAATCGAAAGTTTAGCGGCGACCTCGATGGTCTTGAAGAGTATAGACAAGAGCAGAAGGCTAAACGCATAAGGCGAAAGTCAAGAGAGGACGGAGTGAACATCACCAATGCCGACGAGGAGCAGACGTTAGGCTGCATCCACGGCAAAGAGAGTCTACTGATTTCGCCCATTATCTATTGGACCGAGCAAGACGTATGGGAATTTCTTAATGATGTTGTGAAAGTTCCGCATTGCTCGCTCTACGACGAAGGCTGGCACCGCATAGGTTGCATCGGATGTCCAATGAGTTCGCATAAGCAAAAGATGTTAGAAAACGAACGCTATCCACATGTAAAGAGAAACTGGATTAAGGCGATTAAGGCCATCCGAAACGGGGGGGGTATTCAAAAAAGAATATATCTGGTGGAACATCCACAAGGACTGGATGCCTCTCAGAAACGTCAGAGGATTGCTCAGGACGCAGGCGGCTACATCAAGCATCCCGACCCGGAACATTGGATCCAGCTCGATTCTACAAACAATCCGACTGGGGACAAAAACGGAAACAAGAGGCGAAACACGGGAATATGGTCTCTTGCAATGCACGGGTTTTCGGACTGCTCCTCTTCTGACCGCTTGACAGAGGAGCAAGAAAACGAAATAGCGGAGAACATCTACGACTGGTGGATTTCGGGTAAGTCATACAAGCAATGGTATGCCGAGAGGTTCCAGCAGCTTAAAATAGACTTTGGAGAGGGATCATAAACAACACACAACGTCATACATTATGAGTAATAGCAACATAAACAGAAAGGAGGCTTGCAATGGCTAAGGACTGGGTGGGCGGCTCGGCTGCCGTGTTCAAGACATTAGGAGCGAGTAATCATGCTGACGGAGAACGACAGCGTGAGGACTATTACGCTACGGAGCCAAAAGCTACGGAGTGGCTTTGCCGGTTGGAACAATTCGACTGTAGAATATTGGAACCTGCGTGTGGCGAAGGACACATAAGCGAGGTGCTGAAGGCAGCAGGGTACGAAGTGGTGAGCCGCGACCTTGTGGATAGAGGTTACGGCGAGGTGGCTGACTTCCTTGCAATAGACAACTTGGCGTGGGACGGAAACATCGTGACCAATCCACCCTACAAATATGCGCAGCAGTTTGTGGAGAAGGCTCTGAGCATCATTCCCGAAGGTAAGAAAGTGGCGATGTTTCTGAAGCTAACTTTCCTCGAAGGCAAGGCACGCCGCGCGCTGTTCCGTTCTACCCCCCATTCGCGTTTGGGTAAGTTCATCAAGACTGAAATGTGCACCCAATGGCGACTTCAATGCAATAAGGGGCAGCGCCGCCGCCTACGCATGGTTCGTGTGGGAGAAGGGATATAAGGGCGATACCACCGTAAAATGGTTCAATTAAACTATAGCGAATATATTCAATATAAAACAGCAGAAAACTAAATGGGTAACAACCGACACAAATACTTCAATAAAATTCCGCCGTTCAAGCCGGACCCCGAGCACTACACTCGCAAGCAGCACTCATGGAAGGCGAAGGAATCATACGAAACGGAGGATGATGCTTGGGAGTTCTTGCAGGAGAACCCGAAGATCAAGGCGCAGGGATATACAGTGTATCGGTGCAGGACTTGCAACAAATGGCATATAGGACATAAAACATCGGGATAACAATGCAACAAGCACATAACATATACTTAACTAAGTTCCAGCAGCAGTCGCTATACATGGGAGCCAAGGACGAGCGAGTGATTGCTGCCCGCCGTGTGGGTAAGACCGACGGACTGGTGGCTCCTTACGTCTGGACGGCAAGCAACTCCATGCCTGGTATGCTCGGCGCATGGGTGGCTGTGTCGCGTCAGCAAGGCTTCGGCAAGACCATACCGAGTACGATGGCGGCAATGGAGCGTATGTTCGGTTTTACGCAAGGCATTCACTTTGGATGGGGACGGCCACCTAAACACGTTCGGGAGAGTATCTTTAACCCTAAGAACTACGACAATTACATTTGGTTAGCGAATGGTGCCGGGTGGGTACTCATATCACTCTCGCAGACTGCGAGTGCCAACTCTTACACGTTCTCGGCAATGGTGGGCGACGAGGCGAAGTTCTTTCCCTACAAGAAAGTAACCGACGAGTTGATGCCGGCGCTTTCGGGACAGACGCACCCGTTGGGTAACATCAATTTCTCTGACTACAACCCGATGTATAAGTCAACACGCTTTCTCTCGGACGCTTCGCTCACAACCAAAGGTTCGTGGCTGGAGAAGGAAGAGGAGAAATTGGACTTAACCGTTGAGACGGGTCCGTTCAAGGGTAAGACGTATCGGTGGGTGCAGGAGCAGTTGGAGAATTATGCAAATAAGGTGATACGCTACAACGACCTTTTGTATAACGCCAAGAAGACGGGGCACTCAGTACATGTGGTGCCGAAGGATTTGCGCACGATGATCCGTGCCGTGGCTCTGAAGATGATGAAGCATGAGGGACAGTTCAAGATAATGCCCAACCATGGCCAACACGTCACAAAGGGCATGGTGGAGATGGCTGTCAACTATAAACTCATTCCGCAGAATGATGCCGAACTAATTTACGATTATGAGTATCTTATCACGCCAGAAGAAGATTTCGAGATGCAGATGTTTCTGCGCTCAAAGAAGTTTTCAGACGGATATTTGCGTGAACTGCGTCGAGTGGCTTTCTGTGTGCGCCGTGCGTCATCGCTCGACAATGTGGATATTTTAGGTGAAGATTATATCAGACAGATGAAGCGTGACCTGCCACCATATACCTTCGCCGTATCAATTCTGAATGTCAAGATACAGAAGAGCAATGACGGCTTTTACTCAAATCTCGACATCGACCATGTGCATGGCTATATCCCCGACGAGATAGACCCTCTCAGCTCCGCGAAGTTCTCTACGCAAAAATCTACAGGCATCATCGGGGGCAAGCGCATTACAAGCGAGAGCTACCAACCCGATTTCCAGGAACTCGCCGAGCGCAACGACTGCCGCATGGATTCCGACTGTATCAACTCCCTGCCTCTATATATAGCTCTCGACTATAACGCTAACATCAATACGCTCGTTGTGGGACAAGGCTACGCGCGTGACGGCATGGAGTGTCTGAATGTGATAAAGAGTTTTTACGTGAAGAACGAGCGCAAACTGCGCGAACTAATTGCCGATTTTTCAGACTACTACACTCCGAAGCGAGCCGTCAACCGCGACGTGACGTATTTCTATGATGCCACTGCCAAGCAGGGAGCCTCATACGCTTCGAGCGACGAGCGCTTCTATATGATAGTGATTGCAGAACTGGAAAAACGAGGCTGGAACGTGACAGCAATAGACATGGGCGCTCCGGAAAAGCACGAGGTAAAACATCAAATCATTAATGACGGTCTTGCTCACCTCTCCTACCCCGCCATCCGTATTAACCAAATAAACAACCCCGACCTTATCATCGCCATGCAGATATGCGAGGTGCAGATTTCGTACAAGGGATTTCATAAGGATAAGTCGGGCGAAAAGAAGCCGGAAAGTGAGGAGACGCTGCCACTGCAGCAACGTACCGACTTTACCGATGCTTTTGACACTCTATATCTTGGCTACAAATACTACAGGAGTGGCGGCGGTTGGTTCGTGATGCCGAGTGGAAGGTAAAAAAAGGCAGCCGCTTCACAGCGACTGCCAATGTTTTAAAACTTTCCTTCGCTAAGAAAAGAAAAAAAATAAATTAAGAACAAATTGTTTTTATCCGATGAATTATTCAAAAGTTTTCGTTTCTTCTTTAAACATATCGTGCCGTGCTCCCATAAGCCACGACTTTAGATTTATGTATCGGTCGTTTGCCAAATTCGCTTCGCGCCACTCAACATAATCTTCGTGACTCATATCCGCTTCCAAGATGCGCACCATCTCGTCGGGAGATAAAGAGTCGGCTTCTTCGAAGTCGCACGTGCCTCCTATCTCATCAGCTATCCAATACCAGTTGCGTGATCCGTCAAATAGCTTTGCGTTCACCAAATCGGCAAGCCGATTGCAGGAATTGCGGAACATTGTTACCGCAACCTTCCTTACCTCTTTATCGTTTGCCAAACCTTCCAGTTTGGTATGACATATCTTTTTTGCCATTCGTTTTTGTATTAATTGTTAATAGTCGCACTTCTCAACTGTTAGGCCGAATCTCCGACGGAAGTCATCATAAATGTCAAGGTCTTCCCACCATTCCTCCTTGTCTTCCTCTACGAACTTGTTTGCCCCACTCTTGACTTTTACGGCAACGCTTATATTCTCGTCAGGAATAAAGAGGTCAAACAACGCAACCTTCTTTTCTAAACGTAAGCGTCTCCGTTTCTTGCTGCGCTGATAATTATGCAGCGGGCGGTAGTGTCCGTCAAATCTGTAGCATAGGCAGCGCTGCGCTTCTTCTCCCTCCTTTGTTCTAAGTGTCACCTTATATCGGTTGCCGCGATGCAGCACCGCAAGAACGTGCATAAAGTCGTAATAGCCAAAACGCGTTTGCACCGAATCTTCTTTTTCTCGAAAGTACGACCCGAAAAAATCACGCCGCAAGAAGAACCAAAAGTAGTCCATGTCCTCTACCGACATCTGCGGTATCGACGCATATACCATAGTCCTCCAAACGTGCTGACGCAAATGAGATCCGTACGCAAAACCTTCAAGGGCATAAAGAAAATCGTGGCGGTCTAATGAAAGTTTAATCATTTTCTTTCGGTTTAAATAGATTGTACTTAACGTCGTCGTACATTGCCATCTCCACCTTCTCTCCGTCAAAATGGGCGATGGCGAGCAACTGCCCGTTCTCCTCTGTAGCCAGCTCAGCAGACGGAGCGCCGGCACGAAGGATAAAGATGTCGAACTCCTTTATATAGTCGAGCTGCTCTGGCGGTATCATATCCATATTCTCACGTGCGTTCTGACGGATGCGCTGCATGTCGGCTTTAGTGAGCATAGCGAACTGAGCCCGCGCCTTGCGTACAGCCTCGGTCTCAATCTTCAGACGGTGGGCTTCATAGGCTTCGGCCAACAAACGATAATTCTGCCATATCGACACCTGATTAAGAAAGCGCAGAAATCCGTCTCTGCCTTCGGCAACCTTCAGCGTACCTAAAACTTCTTCGATCAGCAGTACTTTGTTTTTACGCTGCCAATGAATAACGCCACGCTTTTCAAACTCATCGAGTATAGAGAAAACTGCAGATAAATCGCGCAGCTCCTTCTCCGTCTTTTTTTTCTGAGGTTTTAGTAAATTCCACATATCTATATTGTTTTGATTGAACATTCCAAATAAAAAACTTCTATTCTCGCGAACCGAAGGGGAAAAAACAATTATTATTATTAAATTAACTTTATATCTATTCTCGCGAACAGAATACAAAAGACTTGAAAAACTAAATTTTACAACAATTTGAGTAAATTATTACGCAAACTTTAAAAATGTCGGGGCTCTCCCCAACCAAGATGATATTACGAAAAAACAATTATTAATGCGTTATAAATCTCGTGCCGTCCACTTCAAGCACGAGTATGTCGTTCACAACTCTTATCTCCCCACTCTCGACGAACTGCACCTTGCGCTGATGACGGTCGGTGTTTACGGCGAGGCAGATGCACATGCCGGCAACTACGTGTCCGGTCTTGGTGAGAAACCTGATGTAGAACGGCATTCGCTGCACATTCATCGCCGTCTGCGGAGGGTTGAATCCCGTCACACGGCATCCCGTACGCGGGTCGTCCCATTGCCATTTTTCAACGAAACGACGCAGCTCTGTATAAGATTGGGTTAAAGGTCTCATTTTGGTATTTCATTATTCCCGCATGGGCGGAAATTCAAGATGTATAAATCGGTCAATTTCCTTATCTTTAATTCGTTTTACGCCTCCTGCAAACATCTTCTTGCGCTGACGCAGAACGTCGGGGAAGAGGATATTGCGGAGAGAATTGCCCCAGTCGGCTGTGGAGTTTAGCAGGTGGGAGGGATAGAACACGAGAGAGTAGGACACGAGAGCCGCGTCGGTTTGAGGACGATCGAACATCGGTCCGCTGAGCGTCAAGGCGCGGTCTTTGTTGTAAAGCACCATGTGACTGCTAAAAAAACTCACATCATCGCTCTGTGCATAGATGATGCGGTCTGCATATTCGCCCAGGTGCTTATTCAACAAAGAATCGCATGAGTAAACAGTGGAGAGTATGAGGTGGGTAATCCATCCCCGCTCAAAGCACTGCGCCAGAAACATGAAAGTCTCCAGTTTGGGGCAAGGCATGGTGAGCACCATCACGTGCGAGTCTATCACGAGATGGCTCACTGCCTTATAGAATTTCTCTACCGTCACGTCGCCATGTGTGTAAAACGTAAGCTGACGGTGGGGCGCCTGGTTGACCGCCTTGGGCAGCTTGGTATCTACGCAGCAAGGCGGAATGAAAAGTAGAGTATCGTCCATTTGATTATTAATTATTAGTTATTAATTATCGATTAGTCGTCAAGCACCATCGGCATCACAAGCGTCATCACTTTAGGCGCAGGTGTGTCGGCGGTGAGCACTACGGCGTGCATAGAGTCGAGCAACTGCATACGGATGGTGTCTGAAGGAATGGAGTTGATGCAGGTCTGAAAAGCCGACGACTTCAATCCGATACGGAAATTGTCGGGGCACTCTGCGTTAGATAAGAGCACCTGGTCTTCGCCGGACATAGCAAAATCCATATCACTCGCAGAAACGTTGATGAAGATGTCGTTTTTCTCTACCTTGACAAGATTGCTTGCGCTATTTGAGAAAAGACTGACACGGCGCAGGATGTCAATCATTTCCTTCTTTTCAAATACGACGAAGTAAGGATGAGACTTCGGAATTACGCCGTTGTAGTTAGGGTATTTGCCCTCCATGTGCTTGCAGATAAGTTCGATGTCGCCCGACGAAAAACGAATGGTGTTTCCGTCGTTCTCGATACTGATCTCCTCGCAGCCGTCAAAGGCAGACAACGTACGGAAGTAGTTGCGGTGGATAAGCGTCTTGCGAGGCTCGCCACTACGGAAGAAATCACTACCGCCCTTCTGCGGATCATTGCTGTGTACTATCTTTGCAAGCGTGTGTCCGTTCGTAGCCGCAAAGACCACCTCTGAGCGGTCGTCAGCAATGTCTACGCACAAGCTGGAAAGCTGGGGGCGATACTCGTCTATCTGAACGAACTTGTCCGCAGTATCTATAACAGAATGAAACAACTGACAAGGCAGACAAATGATTGTCGATGCCTCACTCTTGGGCAACAACATCTGGGGGTATTCGTCGCCCGAGAAATATGCCATTTTAGCCTTGCCCGACTTAACGTTGTCGCCACTGCCGGTGCAATACTCTACGGTGAACGACGAGCCACCCTCCTCTACATCCAGAGTAACAACGCAGTCGGGCAGCGTGCCTAACAGCGAACTGAGCATTTTGATGGGCAGCACTATCGGCTTTTCAAACTTGCCACCGCACAACGAAAGGGGGGCCGGGATGGTGAGCTGTGCTTCTGCAGTAGATGACGTAAGAAAGAACAGACCGCTTTCGTTGCAGGTCAGCAGCACATTGTCGAAAATGGCAATTGGATTTTTTGAGCCGATACACTTTGCCGACTTGTTAAGGGCTGCGTGAAAAGCGCGTGATGATTGGGCTTGAAGTTTCATATTTTTGAGTTTTGAATTTTGAATTTTGAATTGTTGCGCATTGCGCAATTTGAATTAGAACGGCAGATCACCTACGTCGGCATCGGTATAGCCGGCGAGTGGGTCGGTGCTCTCGGCTGGTGCCACATATCCTGTGGCTGCACCTGCTACGCCCACATTAGGTGTTGTATAGGGTGACGGATGCTGCGCCGGCTGTGGCTGATAGAGCATGGCCAGGCGCTTATTCATTCGCTGGCGGATAGCCTTGAAGAGGTGAGTCTCCTCGTCGGTGGGGTCTTGGTTTACAATCTCGGGGTCGCGTTCTTTGTTGGCTTCCTTCACTTGCTCTACGAGCTTCGGAAACTTCCGTACAATGTCCTTGATATAGTCAACCGAGAAAGACATCTGCATTTCGTGTGTCGGTACGGTCACGTTGCTGTCGCCACGCTCCAAAGCAGCCTGGCGCACCTTAGCCTTGTACTGCTCGTTGAGTGGCCAGATGTTTACACGCAACTTAGCCAATGTACGAGCAGGGTCTTTAGGAGCCTGCTCCACTTTAATTTCGTTCAAGCCTGCCGGAATGCAGACGTACACACGCTCAGGGTTTTTCGAGTCGATACCCTTGAACACCTGCGCGCCATTGAGCGAAAGCAGGTCGATATTACCATTGTAACTTGCCATATTATTTATTGTTTTTTGTTGTTTGTATTATCTTATAAAACTCCTCAAAAAGGCATACACCCTTAAGACCTCTTCAGGGTAGCAAGGAACGACTGAACATTCGGAAACCAAATCAACGCACTCAATGTCGTCCAACGAATAACTTTCAATGCAATACTCGTCGAACATCCTGCAAGGCATTCCGTCTATAGGATAGTCGTCAACGCACTTACCTTCGGAATCTATCTTTTCGTAATCGACATACCGACCCTGGCACGGCGTGAACTTAGAAATGTCCTTTGGCTCGAACACCAGAAGTCTTTCAGCACGGATAATTCCACGCAACCTGCGTAAGTCCTTTTTTGCCTGCTCGGAATCTCCGATACCGAAACTGAAACCTTTTGCCGTGCTTGCCGTGCCGCGAGTCGAGCTGTGATCGGTTGTGTTTGTTAATGTCTCGCCACGAACCAACTGATTGCATTCGTTGACGGACATATATCGGTATAACTTCATACTCTATAAATATTTTAAGTTAGACTTTTTATATAATCAGAACGGCAGGTCCTCCTCCTTTACGTCCGGAGTAACAGCTGCGGCGGTAGTAATTGCCGGAGGCGACGCCATACGCCTACCCTGCTTGCGTGTCTTATTGTTCTCCCAGCGTTCTTTTTCCTCGTCGGTAAGCGTGATGATGTTACCATCGTCATCGCGGTAAGGCAGTGGGTCAGGCTGCTCGGCAAAGGCCTTTGCTATGCGCTTGAGCTCGCGGTAGTCCTTCGGTATCGCATCCTTGCCAGGACGGAAGAAGAAGAAGACGTGCTTGGAGGTCTGCATATAGCGGATAAACTTCGGCTCGATGGTATTGTCGTTCTCCCATTCGCGCCCAGTGAAGTATTCCTGCGTAACCCAAGCCTGCAGCTTGAAACACTTGCGCTGCTTGTCACTCTCGTTCTCGAAGAGATGCTTAGGATTGCACGTTATCGACATGTTTTCGCAATAGTCGTATATCTTCTTCTTGAAGGTGGCTCGACTATACTCCTTCGACTTGCCCTCAGAGGCATCCGCCCAGTCGCGCATGAACTCGTTGAACATATCATCGGTACATATCGGCACTCCGTAAACCTCGTTGCGAGAGAAGAACCACTCGAAGTAGCGCACGATGCTCTCGGTGAGCTTCTGCACCATCTGGCGGCGACGCACATTGCCTTGCGGTGCAATGGCAAAGGTGTGATAGCGCATCAAGAACTGCACTGCCAAGGCGCAGATGTAGATGGCTTGGTTGCGGTCGGTGTCGGTCAGTTTGGCGGGGTCGGTATCAAAACGCTTCATAATGTCGGATGGTGATCGCGCCGGCTGTCGCTTTTGAGGATTCTCGCGAGCGAAGCGGTCGGAGAAACTAACCAAAGGGAAACGACCTATAGTAGATGGGTCGTCGTCGCTCAACGGACTATTGCTTGTTATGACGTGCATCGGCGAGTCTTCCATCTTCAGACTGACGGGGTCGCCAAATTTCTTTTCAACCTTCGTACCTTTGGTAATCTTGTTGTAGAAGTATTTGAGCGGAAAGTTCTTCTGCTTGTCCTCCCAGTGTACAACCCGATATTTGCCTGGATATATGAGCAAGTCGGAAAGACAGAACTTTGCATCGACAACGGTAAGGAAGTCTTTCATATCAACACAGAACACATTGACAGCCGAACCAACCACGAGGTTTACCAATACCGACTTACCACTACCACCAGAGGCTTGTTTCTCGTCGGCGATATTATCCTCAAGAAGATAAGGGCAGACGTTCTGCATCCCTTCCCATGAACGATAACAAAGCCTGCCTATGCCCGAAAGCATATTGGCGAAATGGGCGTTTATTACGGCTCGCTCGTCATCAGTAAGCTTCTCTTTGCTACGTTGCACGTCTCTTTCTCGCTCCCAAAGGGTGTTTGAGAATCCGCGCACTATGCGCAGAATAGGCCAAAGGTCTTTTTCTTGCTGTCCTTGCCAGTTGACATCCCAACGGTATGTCTGAGCCCATTCCATAAGGTCGCCACGCATCTGCTTTATCTCGTCGTAGGTGAAAACTGGCGACCCGTCCTCATTCTGCATCTTCTCCTTCTTGTCTATCGCTTCCAGTCGGTCGCGGTATTCCTGTCGTTCGGTGATGGTGAACGGTGTCTTGAACACTCGCATCGTGAAGTCATACGGTTTCTTGGCAAGCGAGGGGATGAAGAAGTTTATGTCGTCGTAAGACACCGTGCGGATGCTGTCGGGTGTTATCTTCAATGCTACATTGTTGAAGTAAAAATACTCCGTCTTGGCATTGAAGGCATCAGCAAAGTTTATCACCATGCTCTGCAAACCTCCGGCAGACTTCTCCGTAAAGGTCTTGTCCAACATATTGGCGCAGTCGGACATTAAACGTCGCTCGTTGTCGCTATGCCGCCATGCCTGTTCTATATATTCCAATAGCATTGTCTTTGCTGCCTGGATGATACTCTTTGCGTCGATATACTCCACAAAGCATTTGTTCAGGTGGATATACTGTCCGACAAGGTCGGTGCTCTCGGGGTCTATCATACGATAATATCCGTGAGCGGTCATAAAGAGCCACAATCGCGTTGGCGACACCTTGCAGGTAGGTGGCTTTGGTTTTCCGCTTCGAGGATCACGGGGATATTCTATCTCGAATGGTTCCGTGTTCCTGGCTCCACGCAATCGGGAGTAGAGTGGAAGGCGAAGGTCATGGTCGAACTGGAAGTTCTCTTCCGCATTCATGGTGTACGTCAGCAGATAGTCGCGCACGCTTCGGGGAGAGCAGCCATACAGCCATTGCCAGCGTCGGCAGTAACGCGATCGGAAACCTTCTGGTAGCATTGCATAATACAATGAGCTGAACTTGGTGCATATAGCTCCACAGTCGCGCTGTGAGGCAATGTCGTTAGGGTATAGAATAATGACGTGCTCGGCAAAACGGGTCATCTTCTGGTATTGCACACCGCTAAAGTCAAGATTCTCCCGTTTCCACTCGCCACGCTCTATGTACCAAAAGTTTCTTCGTCCAATGGAGAACGCCACGTGATACCAACAGAAGTCTTGGAAATGTTGGTCTTCCGCCTTGTCAAGGCGCAAGGAACGCATGGCATAATACACACTCAATGCGTCTTCGGGTGTACGACAAAAGACGATGTTGCGAGCCTTTATCTCGGCGGTAGGGATTTTTACGTCCACCTTCTTGAACGTACCTTTCGATACTCTATCCTTAGTCTTGTTCTCCTCCCATACCTCCTTGGTCTCGGTATATTTTTCTTCGGGGGCGTACTTGGCGATGGCAGCATGAACAGCTGTGTTGTCGCTCTTGCGCTGATCCATTGCATAGACGAACACGTTGTCGCCCATGAGCCACTTGCTCACCTTCCTCACGCCATGCTCCTCGGCGGTAGAAAACACTATCGGTTCACTGCCAGCCATTGCCGGACGGAAGAAACATCCGTAAGAGTTTTGCGGACCAATCTCCTGCGAGGCAAAGCATACGAACAAGGGATTCCAAGGCGTACCGTGAATAATCTCGCTAACGTGCTGACCGTCGCGCATCACGTCGGGCAGCGTTACGCTCAGAAGGGAATAGATACGGAAGTCCTTGTTGAGCATGTCGGGCGTAAACGTACTGCCAAAGCCGAAGCGAGGCAATCCTTTGTCAAGCGTCACCTCACACCCAAGGGCTGCAAGTTCTTGTGGCGAGAAGTCGGTCTTCGGCATGAAAGAGAATGTCTCGATGGTCTGCTGTGCCTGGGTACGGTAGTCCATCTTGGCAAACACTTCGGGGAAGGCACGGTGCACCTCGTCGGTATCGCCATACACATCCCTTACAAGTCTTTGGCAGATGCGCTGAAGACTATATCCGTGCATCGGGAGATCCATCTTCGCTGCATACAGTTCGATGGCTCCGTAGCCCATCTTGCCAGTCCGGGTGCATTTCCATTTTACAGCTCCATGTTCAGACAGACGATTGCCGTCAACGCCATTGCCATCATACAGTCCACCTCGTTCATTCTCGTAGATAATGAAATGAGGCGTCTGCTTGACATCGGCATCTGCGTCCTGCCCCTTCTTACAGATAGGACAGAAGCACGCGGTCTGACCCTCGATGCGCTGCTCGTTGGCAGACTTCACGAGAAGGTGCA